GGCACCACGCATGGCGCCCCCGATCGCGCCCAAGATTCGGGCGCGATATGAGAGAGAGTGACGCTACGGGTAACGGTGGCGGTACCTCTGTGTTAGCTCTTGCCACCACGTATCCACGGACTGTCTGTCCCCATGCTGTGAAAGCCACGGACGTCCAGTCACGCGCATTTGGTCCCCTCCTATAAGAGTTCGGCGACAGTAGGCAGACTTCACCCCTGTTGCATGCGCGCCCTATCGACACGTCGGTCGATAGTGAGGACCTCTCGGTCCCCGTGCAGAAACGTCGTTACCGTTCCCGTGCGTCTATATCCACTGTTGAGTTCTCAAACAACGACCGCTTCCTTTGTACTAACCCTCTCGGGCGTTCCTCCGTGCGGTACTTCCTGCCTGCTTTCCGAGGCTCCGTTTCCGGCGCCCCTTCCTGCTGACAAGGAGAAAGCTACGGGGTGCGTAGCGGTAAGCACAACCCCAATCCGCTTACTAGCTTGCTTCCGTGTGCTGCGTAGCGTTCGGCACCCTCCGTGACCTGCGATGCGTGACCGGCAGTAGTTGATAACTACTTTCCGTGACCACGGGTCGCCGGCGACTCCGGTGTCCCTATATGCGCCTCTATGTCCGTTTCTCGCGCTGCTCGTCGGCATGCTCAGCAGCTGCTAGGCCGCTCGAAAATCGGGGGGTGCGTAGTGGTCGGCATGCTCCCTACGGCATGCACCACGTAGGGCGTAGGCACGGCTCGCAGCGGCTCACGCTGCCTCGCTACGGCTCACGCTGCCTCGCATGCGCGCCATGCCTCACAGCGGCTCACAGCGGCGCCTAGCGGCTCACGTTCGGCACGCTGCCTAGCGGCGCCTGTAGCGGCTCACAGCGGCTCACGCTGCCTCGCTACGGCTACGGCTCACAGCGGTGCCCGTAGCGGCTCACGCTGCCTCACAGCGGCTCACAGTGGCGCCCGTAGGGAATCCGGGGGCAAGGGGAAGGGTCCGGCACTCTCCCCATACTCCCCATACACACAGTGAGGCAATGACTACGTTGTGCCATGCTGCGCCGTGCGCACGCTCGGTAGCCAAGAAAGGTACTTTCGCTACTTTCTGCTATGCCGGCTCTCTGTAACTGCTGACATAGGTAATCCTAAGTAGCTGACGCCTCATTGGTATAGTGCGCCCCCTTGACCGGCCCATGCCTGTGACCTGCGCATATACACGTTGAGTAACTCTCTGCGTATCTGACGGTCCGTTTGTCAGGGGGTGGCCCCACGGCCCCGCAACCCTGGGTTGACAGTATCCGTTTACCGAGCGTGACTATCGACTTTATGCAGAAAAAGGTGCTGCAAAGGGGTTGACGTGCGCCCTGGTGACACTTTCTCAGTTGGCCCGGCGGGGTTTCCCCAGTTCAGGCCGTACCCAAATGGGAATTTGGGAGTAACCCATAAGGTACGAAGACCGGCAGGTGTCACGTACGGGGTGAAACGGGCACGCGCGCGTGCATGAAATGGTATGCAAGATCACGCATATTTATTGGTTGGAACGGAAGGGGCGAAAAGGACACCCCCACCCTTAAACGGGCAAAGCCGGCTACAGGCCCCTGATGTGTCATGTAGCCACCAGGTTGAGCAAGTCGGACAGTAGCCGTCCGTGACTGGGGTGGGTTTCGCGATTTCGTAGACACAGAGCTACGAAAGTCGTCGAGATGGTCACGCTGGGCAGTTTCGCACCTGAATGCCGGCGGCGCTGTCGAGTCGGGCAATACGGAGCGTTATTGTGGCGTGCGTCACAGGACAAATGACCGAAAAGGTCGGTGCGCGCAGGCAGGGCCGGTTACGGTTCCGCGCATGAAGATCCGAAGATGGGCTGCTGTGGTGGCCGTGGGTGGGGCATTGATCGGGCTGGCGGGCTGTGGGGACAGCGGTAAGCCGGCGACTACGAAGGCGGCAGCGAAGCCGGCAGCGAGTCTGCGGCCGTCGGTGCAGCCGGGGGACATGGTGAAGTCGACTGAGGCGTCTCTGGCGCTGAATCAGTTGCTCGCGCGGGATGGCATGGACGTCTGCTCCAGCTATGACGAGTGCAACTGGTTCGTGACCTTGATCCGGGACGACGTTCGCGACGTCCAGGTGGCGGTCGTGGTCGAGGTCGGCAGCGATCCGTACTACCAGGACGTTGTGAAGACGGCCACCGCCATCATGGAGGAGGCGGACGCGAAGCAGGCGGCGCCGTCCGATCTGCACGCGTCGGTGTACGCGAAGGCGCAGACGCTCGACAAGAAGCTGAAGGCAATCGGCCTGGAAGGCTGAGGAGCTACGGTGCGGCGCATGAAGATCCGAAAAGGTGTGACCGCGGTGGCCGTAGGTGGGGCACTGCTCGTTGGGCGTGTGGTCCAGATTGCTGTGGCGCGGTCGAACGGTGCGAGCGCAGGTCCCCGTACTAGGACGATGTGGCGCTGGCGCTGTGAGTGCGGCGGCAAGTCGCGTTATAGCGAGACGTCTGAGTTTCTCGCGCAGTGCAACGCCGACAGGCACACGCTTCGCAAGCCCGTGGGACATCCGAAGCCGGAGGTGTACTCCGCCGAAGAGGAGATCGAGTAGGTCGGAGCTGATCTGCCGACGCGACGGACCGTAGGGTGCCGGCGCAAGGACAAAGAACTGAAAAGGTCGGTGCGTGCAGCCGGCGGAGGCTAGGCTCCTGGCTGGTCGTCCACCGCATGGCGAGTCTCTGCTGATGGCGTCCAACCGACGAAGAAACCGAAGGCCCGTAAGGCTGTTGTCCCTGTTGGCGCGGGGAGCCATGCGGGTCTTTGGCGTTGGTGACTAGCTCTGCGGCGATGTGGGGAGCTTGGCTGCGCAGACGTTGCACAGCGGGCTTGAGGGCCTGTCGCTGGCGGGGCCGTAGCGCTGCGTCTTGTTCGAGCAGCGAGCACCCTGGCACGGTCCGATGCCCTGTGTCGGGGGGATGTAGGTGATCTCTTCAGGCGCAGGCATGGTCATGGCGTCCTGTTCGTTCTGGGGTTCTGGGGTTCTGCCAGCGTACGGCGGCCGGCGGGGATTTAAGGGAGGCCCAGCTCGGTGTCCGGCCGGCACAGGGTGCAGGCGGTGAGTCCCTCGGTGAGCGCTCGTAGGGCTTGCTCGCGCGTGATGGCGGAGACGCGGGCGCCGCTCGGGTTCGAGCCGAAGCACTCGCCAGTGTGGATGGCGGTGGGCTTGCCTCCGACGCTCTTCTCCAGGAGCCAGTCGGCTGGTGGCGGGCGTCGTTCAGCGGCGCGTTGGTGAGCCTGCTCGCGCTGCATCTCTCCTTGGATCCACGCGTCGATCTGTGCGAGCTGCTGGAGGGCCTGCTGCTCGACGACACGGCGGGTGAACATGAGGGTCTCCAGTCGGGACATCCCCGCTCCATCGTTATCGCTCACGCGTTCGATAATACGACGGTGGTGCCTTTCGGGGCGATCGTGGGCGGCTGCTCGTGTTCGATCGGGTCCTGTGTCGGTTCGGTCACGGTCTTTGTGGTCGAGTAAGTGGCCTTGAGGCAGGGGCAGTACGCCTCGGCATACCTTCCGCGCATGAGCGATGAATTGCAGATCGAGCAGGACCGCGCATTGGTCGAGCTGGCCGCGGCGAAGCTGCTGAAGACGTCGAGTGCGGCTGTGCAGGAGAAAGGCCGGCGGCGGTACGTCCAGTCGCAGACGCGGGGGAGCCGTACCCCTGTGGTGGTCGACGACGTCGAGAAGCCGAGCTGCGTGATCGAGGTGTTCGCGCCGCGCTATGAGTTCGTCCTGGAGCACCTGGCGCTGATCGGTTCGCCGGCGCTGGGCTGGACGGTGGCTGTGTGGCTCGGGACTGTCGTGACGCGTTGGGATGTGGCGGCTCGCGAGGAGCGGGGTGCCGCGGTGGAGGTTGCGGCGGAGCTGCTGAAGTACCAGAAGCGGGATTTGGGCTTCGGCCGGCATCAGTGGGTGCCGATCAGGGCCGCCGTGGATGAGGCGGCGTGAGAAGTCAAAACAGGTAGCGGGCCTGCGCTCGGTGGTGGATCCTGATCTGTTGCCCATAACGAGGAGTACCGCGTGGAGATCCAGTCGCTGGAGCAGTTGCAGGCTGCCGACCGCACATCGCTTGCCTTCACCCCTTATGGGCTGGGGCAGATGGAACCTGGAGACGCCGCGCGGTTCCAGCAAAGTCAGATTGCCTCGTGCAAGTTGAGCACTGATGTCCCGGAGCGGACACGCGGAGCGTTCGAGGAACTCACGAAGCTCTTCGCGCAGGGCGTCTTGTGCTACAGCCTGTACACCCGAGTCCAGGACGATGCGGTGCTGCGGCTGGAGGGCGCGTTGCGTGACCGGTTCGTCCAGTGGTGCGGCGGCTCGGTGACGTTTGAAGACGTGGCCGGGACGCTGCCTCCGTATTCAGTGGACGTGGCCACGCCGCAGTCAGTGAGTGACGCTTGTAAAGGACTACCCAAGGGGAGCAGGGCACGTAGGCCGAAGTGGCGCCTTCGGGTCGGCGGTCAGTTGATCTTCTTCAATGGCATGCTGAGCAGCCTGATGAGCTGGGCCCGTTGCGCGGGCCTGTTGCGCGGCCAGCGGGCACGCAAGGTGGAGTCCCTCCTGGTGGAGCGGCGTAATTCTGTGGCTCACGGCGACTCTCACATCGACACCCCCGTGGCGGCGGCACGGGCGCTGCGCGATCTTGCCGAGTTCATCAACCAGCTCTGGGGACATCCGACTCCGGGTGGCCGGCTGTATCCCGCGCAGGTCCCTCGGGAGGTTGCCGTGCTCGCCTGGGACGGCGCCGGCAGCATCTCTCTTGGTTCGCCTGAGTCTGTCGCCGCCGACGAGGGCACCGAGGGGTACAGCCATGTCGTTGTCCGTTCGGCGTCCGCACCGGGCATGCAGGTGGAGGACTCGCACTGGATGGAGTTCGACGCACGGTTCGAGACGACGCAGTACCCCACGGAGCATTTGTGGGGGCCGGTCAGCCGTAGCGAGGCCGTGGCGTGGCTGGATGCCGAACGCCCGCAGGGTGACAGCGTGGAATTCCTGGACCGGGTCTTCATGGTCCGGTCCGTCGGGGACCAGGTCTACCCGCCGATGCGGCCGGAGGTCGTCGCCGGATTGGACAGCGCCCTCTGTCAGGGAACCTGGCACACGCTGCGCGCTGACTTCCCGTTGGACGCTTTTAACCACGTTCGCGGTGGCATCGATCGGTCATCCGGGCACACCAGGCGGCCAGGGGACTGCACCGCGTGTGCTGTCCAGGAACTGGGCAGGGGAACTCACGCCGAGGCGCTAGGCGTGGCAGAAGCGGTACTCGGCACGCTCAGTCCTGTACGGCCCCACACCGTTCACATCCCGGACTCGATCCACTGGCCAATCCGGTTCTGATGAGACGTAGTGCGTCCGCCGGCCGGCGGTAGACCAGATCCGGTACGAACGTTTGCAGCGCAACAGCACCGAGGCGTTGTCTGTGGTGGATTGGGCGGCTCGGCCGGCGATGCGTGGCCGAAAGGTGCGTGGGGACGTCTGCGAGACCTCGTGTGCAGACGTGACCGCGGGGTGCAAGCGATTGCGGACTGACGTATGAGTTGCGCTTTACAACCAGAGGGATTTAGACCTCTGTGAGGATTGTGTGAACCAGCAGGTCAGCTCCTCCTTACTGCCGGTATGAGGATCCTCTGAGGTTGGTCTCGCGAGGGTTAACGGATGATGAACGAGCCTCGTTCAAGTGACGCTCGTCACTACAACCTCAGAGGGTCTCGTGCGTCCCAGTGATCACTGTGCGGTGGCTCAATCAGCACTGTGCGTGGCATATGCCCACGTCAGGTGACGGTTACCGGCGGACACACGGCGAGGTGACGCACGAAGAGTTGAGCAAGACTCACATCTGCTTCTGTGGCACAAGAAGATCCACAAGATGGTGAACAAGTCGTGTGGGTGGTACATGTGGAACCCGCCGTTCGGGTAGGCCGACTGAACGGCTGGTCAGTATCAGTCCATACGGGCGTTCGAACGTTCGTAAATCGGGGTGGGGTGTGCGCCATGACGTTGGTCGCCGGGGTGGAGGACTCGGGAGCGGTCCCGGTCCTGAAGGCAAGTGTCTTCATGCGGCAGGCGCCGTTTGTGCGTACTGACGAGGACGTTCCTCATGAGGGATCGATCCCTGATCTGTACGGGCTTGAGGCCGAGGCGGCGATGGAACAGGCCATCGAGCAGGGGCTGTTGCGGTGGTCGGTGAACCTGAAGACGGGGGAGACGGTGCTGACGCGTTCTAATCGTCAATCGAACACCTGATTGGTTTGTGACTCACCAGGCTTATCTTGTGGCACAAGTAGGCGAACAAGTTGACCAACTCGTGGTCTATAGTGGCGGCCATCGCTGCAATGTAATGAGTTAGGTCCGCAACGAGCGGGACACCTTGACGAACTTTCGCCGCCTTCGGAATGCGGGCGGCTACGGAAGGAGCGCTCATGGCTACTGAAAAGCCACGGTGCACCCGGCTAGTAGGCCATGACGGCTCCGGCCGAGAGATCAACTGCGGTAAGCCGGTTCCCGGCCGACCGCTTCATATCGAGATCAACGGCGCGAGGGCACTCGACCTCGTTCTGTGCGGCGAGCACAAGGCGGAGTGGTACGAACACAACGCGCCGTACTTTGACAGGGCTCAGGCGGCGAAGGTCGCGCTGGAGAAGCTGTTCGAGGACCACGCCGGCAACCTCTTCACCACGGCTGAGATTCGGGCGTACCTGCGCGCCAGGCTGCATGAGCGCGACGACCTTTTCCGTGACCGCAAGGAGCGGGAGTTGGTCGCGGCTCTCCAGGACCGGGGCAAGCTCAGCTTCGCCGTGGAGGACCTGTTCAAGGAAGTCCGGCGTCGTGAGGAGGAGCTGGAAGGGGGCGACTGGGAGGACGTCACCCCCTCGAAGGTCCGAGAGTTCCTTAATACAGCGTTCGACCACAAGGACGACAGGCTCTCTCCACAGGACATGCGTTTGATCGCCAGCATGCCGGGGACGGGTATGCCTGCGCAGCCTCTGATGGAGCTGTACGCCCGGCTCCGGCGGTCGGACCGGGACCGGTCCACCACGGACGATCCGGCGGTGCACTCGTGACGTTATTACGGGGCCGCGCACGCGGCTTCCCGGACCTGGAGTTGACCTAACTCAAGAGGGGCTGAGCACTCGGAAGTCCGAGGCCGGCCCCTCTTGCTATTTCAGCGAGTTGCAAGGAGCGCAGCGCATGGGTGAGTACTTCACGGAGCAGTCCTCGGCGTTCGACCGGACTGTTGGCCACGGTGCGGATGCCTGGCACCGGTTGGATCGTGAGGAGCGGGCTGCGCGGCAGGAGAGGTCCGGAAGGCGCCGGATGGAGGCTCGCCGGCGTAACTCGCACAGCAGTCGAGTGCAGACCGTGGTGAAGGTGTGGCCCGAGGTGATGGCGGCGGCTATGAAGGCGGCCGGCGGGGACGCGAGCCGGCTGCGCATCGTGAGCGACACCGAAGTGTGGGTGCACTGACCAGGGAAAGACTTCATTCCAACAACTTGTGCCACAAGTTGTTCCTCTTGTAGGCTCGGGGTGTTACCGAGAGCGCTGGGCAGCGCGGACCGGTGACACTCCGGGCCTTCTTGCTTGGCGGGCACCAAGCGCCGAGGGCCTCCACCGACCGACCGGAGGAAGGCACCCCATGGGCGCTCAGATCGCTCTCATCGAGAACGGGCAGATACAGCCGATCGCTGTGGCTGGCGCCTTCCTTCTGACCAAGTCCGGTCGTACCCGCGAGGAGTACAAGCGCGACCTGCGCCACTACCTCACCTGGTGCGCTGAGTCCGGGCTGGACCCCTTCAACCAGAAGCGGGTCCAGATGGACGCCTTCAAGAACTGGCTCGCAGACCACTACGGCAACGGCGCGATCAACCGCCACCTGTCCGTGGTGTCGGGCCTGTTCAAGTACGCCATGACCGAGCTGGAGGACCTCGTCTTCCGCAACCCGGCCGCACTCGTCGGACGCCAGCCCGTCTCTAACATCTCCCAGGCCACCGGCCTCACTTTCGAGGAGAGCGAGCAACTGCTGCGCGGCGCCGAGGCATACAGCCGGCGCGCGGCGGCTGTCGTCCACGTCCTTCTCCTGACCGGCATGCGTGTGAGCGAGCTGGTCAACGCCGACGTCGAGGACTTGGGCGAGGAGCGCGGGCACAACGTGCTTCACATTGTGCGCAAGGGTGGCCGTCGTCAGACCATCGTCATCCCGCCGAGCGCCTGGGCGGCCCTGGTGACCTACCTGGACGGCCGTGAGAGCGGCCCCCTGGTAATCACCTCGACCGGCCGGCGCATCACCCGGCAGGGCATCTGGGACATGGTCAAGCGTCTTTGCCGACGTGCAGGCGTGCGTGAGATCCGGACACACGACCTGCGCCACACTTGCGCAACGCTCGCGTTGGAAAGTGGCAAGTCCCTGGAAGGCGTACAGGACCTGCTCGGTCACGCGGATCCGCGCACCACTCGGCGGTACGACCGTGCACGCAACAACCTCGACAACTCCCCGTCCTACGCGCTGGACGAGCAGCTTCGTGCAGTCGCTGCGCGCCGTCAGGCCGAAGCGGTCCTGGACGAGGCAGTCGAGGTACTGGTCGACGAGGCTCTCCGCGAGGTGCTTGCCACCGCGGAACTCGTCGCCGCCTGATCCGTGAGAGGAGAAAGCATGCCCGAGGTCACGCCGGCCGCTGTCCGGCTTTTCCAGGAGGACTACCCGCAGTCGGGTACGTGCCCCGCCAAGGCCATTGATGATCCGTCCCAGCACCACGTCTGGGAGCGGACGCAGTACGGCAACGTCTCCTGCGCAGACTGCTACGTCCCGCATCCGGACGAGCCGCTGGAACGCCTGAGCCATTCGGATCTGGAGTTCCTCCAGAGCATCTGCGACGCCACGGGCCCCCTGTATGGAGGACGCTTCAACCACGCGACCGGAATGCAGGAGTTCCACGGCATCGAGCTGTGCGACGACGAGGAGGGGGAGGACCTCACCTTCTACCTCGTCGCACGCAACGCCCTGCCGGCAATGGTCCACGCGTACCGCAGGCTTCTGGCGGAGATGGACGAGCGCTCCGGGAGGACGGTTGTCGTTCCCATGCGGGAGGCGGCATGAATCTCCCGGACACGTTCATGGGGTTCGACCTTGAGACGACCGGGGTCAACGTCGAGAGCGACCGCATCGTCACAGGCGCCATGGTCGAGGTCCTGCACGGCGTTCCCCGGAGTACGCGGAAGTGGCTCGTCGACCCCGGCGTCGAGATTCCGGAGGGTGCCGCGAGGATCCACGGCGTCACGACCGAGATGGCACGCCGGGACGGCATGAACCCGATCCGGGCCACCGCTCAGATCGCCGGCCAGATATTCGGTGCCCTGTCCAACGGGCTCCCCGTCGTCATCATGAACGCGCCGTACGACTTGACGCTCCTCGACCGCGAATGCCGGCGCCACGACGTCACCCCGGTCACCGAGATCCTCGCCTCCGTCAAGGACGCCGTGATCCTGGACCCGTACGTTCTGGACCGGCGAGTCGACCCGTTCCGGCCCGGCAAGCGCACCTTGGAGAGCCTCGCCGCGTACTACGACGTGAAGCTCATCGGCGCGCACGAGGCCGGCGCCGACGCCCTGGCCGCCGTCCAGGTCACACAGAAGATCCTGCGCACCGCCGAGGACGAACGCGCCTTCAATCGCAGCACCTACCACCACCAGGTCTACGGCCAGGACCTCGGCAGCCTCTACGCGCAGCAGCAGTTGTGGTTCGCCGCCCAGTCCGCCGGCTATCAGGACTGGCTGCGCCGTACCAAGAACCCCAACGCCGTCGTCAACGGCTTGTGGCCCATCGTCCCTTCCAAGGAGTCTGCACGTGTCTGACCTTGCCCAGTACGGCGGTTTTCAGGGCGCGGTCGCCCAGTTCCACGAGGCGTTCGACGTTGACAACGACATCGTCACCCCGGAGAACTTCCGGGCCCTGCTTGCTCGTCGAGTCACGCTGATCACCGAGGAGACCAGGGAAGTCGTCGAGGCGATCGAGGCCGTGCAGGACGGGATCGGCCACCCCGGCTACCCGGTGGGCCGCGTGGAGCACCTGGCCAAGGAACTGTCGGACCTGCTGTACGTGGCCTTCGGTACGGCGGACCTTCTCGGGATACCGCTGGACATGGCGTTCGCCGAGGTCCACAGCAGCAACATGTCGAAGCTGGGGGATGACGGACAGCCCGTTCTCCGTGAGGACGGGAAGGTCCTGAAGGGGCCGAATTACCGGGAGGCCGATATGACGGACGTCGGCGTCGAAGCCCTCGTCCACTACATGGGGTTGCAGGTCGCTGGATAACACAATACGAAGACCCCCGCTTAGCATTGAGGACATGAGTCCTTGACGCTGAAGGCGGTCTGAATGCTTCACCACCTGATCGCGGCAGCGGCCCCGGATGGTAGCGGTGTCACCTTTGACAACCCGCTCATTCTGGGGCCGCTTGCTGCGTTTGTCTTCGCGATCTTCGTAAGCGAAGTCGTCGTTCCCGGAAAGACGTATCGACGGGAGGTGGACGAGAACGCGAGGCTGCGGGATCTCGTGGAGCACGTAATTCCTCTCGCGGAGTCGATGACGACGACCGCACAAGAGATGGTCACGGCGACTACCCGTGTCACGGACGTGATGGACCGCGTCATCGACAAACTGGCCGATCCTCGCCGCGACGGCTGAAAGGGGCGACCGTGGCCCTTTGGAGTACCAAGCGTCCCCAGCACAACACGATCGACCTCGCGGACGCCTCAGCTCGCATGACCCAGGCAGCAGCCACCCTGCGCCTCACTGCCGTCAAGGCACGCCACGCCACCAATGACGCCCGGCGCTTCACCGACCGCGTCGAGGCCCAGTTCGTGAACAACCAGGGAGCAGCATGACCACCTCTACCGCCCGGAAGACGACCAAGCCGGCCGACGACGAGCAGCCGCGGCACCACTGCGACAACCACCCGAGCCGGGGCGCGGCCCTGTCCACGACCAGTGGTGGCGCCCACAGCCAGATCCACCTGTGCAGGGACTGCGCCCGTGAGGCCGGGAGGCTGTGATGCAGGTGTCCACGTGCGTGTGGTGGCAGGGCAGGCATGTGCAGGCCGGCCGCTTCTGCCCACACAGGCCAGGGGTCGAGATCGACCCCGAGGGCCAGGAGCACCCGGTCGGTTGGACCGTTCAGAACCCTGGAGGTAAAGATGCCTAACCGTGGATGGAAGCCGCCCCCGGTCCGGGAGTTGCCCGAGCCGGCACTCGGTGGCGGACGCTACTCCAAGCGCCAGGTCGACCGTTTTCAGGCGTACGACCAGCGGGACATGCGCCCCAAGACCCGTGCGGCGCTCCAGGAGTTCGAGCAGACCGGTAACACCGACAAGCTCCTGACATTCAGCACCTGGCCGAACCACACCATCAACCGAGACCGTCCGCGCACCGTTTCCGCCGGCTACGACTCGAAGTCCCACACGCTCCGCGTCGAATTCCGAAACGGAGAGGACGGCCGCGGGCGTCCCGGCGGTCCTGTCTACGAGTACTACCGTGTTTCGCCGAACGTCTGGAAGAACGTACGACGTACGGGATCCGAAGGACGGAACATCGTGAACAAGGCGCTTGAGGGCCACCCTTACCGGCGCATCCGTTAACAGAATTCGGAAATCGTTACTAGGGTGCGCCGCATGAATCCTCCTTACTTTATGCGCCGTGTTCCCACCCTCAAGGGCTGGCCCTTCACGTACAAGACCTGGACCCAGGAGATGAGGGAACCCTTTCGCCGCGGGGAGACTCGCGTCGTCCGCCTTCCCTTCCGGCAGGGGTTGGGGTTCGGGAAATGGACCGAGACGCTGCCGACTGAGGACCACGCCCTGGTGGCCGTCCTGGGCAAGCCGAAGCCGCACATCCCCGGCCGCGATGTCTGACGAAGACCTCGCCCGCCGGCAGGTGGCGCGCAGAAGCGAGGACACGGACGAGGAATGGGAACTGCTACAGATGCTGGGGTTGGACGGATGAAGCTACGTGCACTGCTGGACCGCCTATGGCCGGCGCATCGGCTGCGGGAGAGGGCAGAGCGGCGCGTCAAGATGCTGCCGCTCGTGGAGCTGCTGGATTCCGCCGACAACACGGGATCCTCGATCGCCGCGGCGCTCTACCGGCACCGGAAGCAGCCGAGCGACGAGGCCCTCGCTGAGGCCGTGGACGCGGTGGTCGCCCTCGCGGTCATCGTCCGCGAGCTGGAGGACCGCCAGAAGGCGTGAGAAAGCCCCAGCCGTTTGACTGGGGCATCTACTGGTGTGTCTGCGCTGTGCATGCGATTACGACTGAGAGGTACAACCTCTCAGCCGCGCACGCCCCTATCAGTGCTGTTTGCACCGGCACGTCTTACAGTGACGTTTCCCTCCGCCCGCTACCGCAGGCAGGAGTTTCACCTTCACCGGTCCGATTCGCACCGTCCCGCCGCGTTGCCGAACTATCTCCAAGAGATACACGGCAACTAGCACGGCTCCCAGTAGCAAGATCCAATCTTGCATCACCCGTCCTCCTTCCCTGGAGGACCTGTGAAGCTGAGAAGGTCCTGCACGAATGGCATCGTGTTAAGAGGGATTCAGGGGCACTGTTCGGTATGTCCAGTGTGCGCCCCTGCGTGCCTCTTTGTCTAGGTTGGTCGCCCTTAGGTGAGAGGGAACGCCCAGGAGACGCAGAGGATGTAGACGATGAAGCTCGCGGCGACGCAGTACCCCGAGATGCGCAGCAGGTGAATTCCGCCCTGTGCGCGGCGCAGTGACGACTCGACCTCGCGGGCGTACGGGCCCACGTTGAAGCCGGCCCAGCGCATGCGGCGGGTCAGGCGCAAGCCGATCGCCGAGACCAGGAGCATGGTGAGGGCCATGGGCGCGAGGGAGTCGTGGAAGCTCCCCGAGGCGTACCAGGTCTGGGCACCGACATAAACGGCCAGGACCGTGCCGGCCCAGATGGCGATGCGGTAGGCCCGCACCAAAGAGCGCTCCGCGACGCGGCCGGTGGCGACCAAGTACGCCTGTCCGTCGCTGAGTCCGTGGCCGGGTACGGAGCGAACGGCGTCCGCCTCCCGTGTGATTCTCCCCGCCCAGGCGTCTTCGCCTTCCCAATCCATAACCCGCCCCCAGGAATGTGTGTGCAGTGTGAAGTAACTGTAGCGCCGTCATGGGGCTGACGTGCTAACACAATTCCATTGCGCCTTTTTACCCTTATTGCACCAATTGGAGCAATGTGGGGTAGTGGATGACATCGACGGACGCAGGCGGGACTCAAATACCGGACGACGAGGAGTTCCTGCTCCCTGTCAATCCCGAGATATCCCAGGAGACCGTCGACCGCATCATCGGGAAGATGCTCCTGGTCATCGACGAGTTGTCGGGCCATCCGCTCCGCGACTACCAGGTACCGCTCGCCCGCAGGATCCTGGAGTCGATGATCCTCGGTGACACGTCGAAGATCACCGCATGCTGGGCACGTCAGTCCGGCAAATCCGAGACTCTCGCGAACACGCTCGCGGCCACCCTGATCATGTTCCCCCGCCTGGCACCGATCTTCCCCAACCTCCTGGGGCGCTTCCGCGAGGGCGTCTGGCTCGGTGCCTTCGCGCCCGTGGACGACATGGCGGAGAACATCTACGGCCGCATCGTCTCCCGGTTGACCAGTGACCGCGCACAGGAGCTGATGGCCGACCCTGAGATCGACGAGAAGGTCGTCGGAAAGGGCAAGGAACTGCGGCTGGTGAAGTGCGGCAGCCTCGTGCGAAAGCAGACCTGCCACCCGCGGGCGCAGATCGAAGGCCGCACGTACCACGTCGTGCTGATCGACGAGGCCCAGGTCGCCGACGAGAAGGTCGTCAACAAGTCGATCAGCCCCATGCTTGCCTCGACGCGAGGGACGATGATCCTCACGGGGACCCCGACCTACACCAAGGGCGTCTTCTACAAGATCATCCAGCAGAACAAGCGGCAGGCGACCAACCGAGGAGCCCGGCCCAACCACTACGAAGCCACGTGGAAGGACGTCGCCAAGGCGCATCCCGACTACGGCGTCTACATCCGCGGCGAAATGCTCACCATCGGTGAGGACTCCGACGAGTTCCGTCTCTCCTACCGGCTCCAGTGGCTGCTCGACCGAGGCATGTTCACGACCTCCGAGCGGATGGATGAGCTGGGGGACCGGTCGATGCAGACCGTTCCGGCCTGGCACCGCACCCCGGTCATCGTCGGCATCGACCCCGCCCGCAAGCAGGACTCAACGATCGTCACGGTGATCTGGGTCAACTGGGACTACCCGGATGAGTTTGGCCAATACGAGCACCGGATCCTGAACTGGCTCGACCTCTCGGGGCTGGGCTGGGAGGAGCAGTACTACCGGATCGTCGACTTCCTGGCCAACTACTCCGTGCTCGCCATTGGCATCGACGCGGGCGGCATCGGTGACGTCGTCGCCAGCCGGCTGCGCGTCCTCATGCCCAGCGCCGACATCATCGATCTGCCGTCCGACCGCGGCGCACAGTCGAAGCGGTGGAAGCACCTGATGGAACTGATGCGGACCGACAACGTCTCCTGGCCGGCGCACTCCAAGGTCAAGCGCACCAGGGTCTTCCAGCGCTTCCGCCAGCAGATGGAGGACGCCGAACTCGACTTCCAGGGCCCCAACGTCATCGTCCACGCCCCCGAGGAGGCCGGCGCCCACGACGACTACGTCGACAGCCTCGCCAACGCCGTCTACATGACCGCCGACCTTTCCATGCCCGAGATCCAAGAGGAGAGCAACTTCCTCTACTCCAGGGCCGCCTAGGAGCCAGCGTGACGATCGATCCCAACTACCACAGCTCCGACCCCAACGACCCGTACAACATCCCCGGCTGGACCGCGATCAACCAGCTCGCTGGCCCCGGTCAGCCTGCCGACAATCCGCCCGCGCCGTTCCCTGCGGACATCGCCGTTCAGACCGTCGTGGCGACCTACATGGTGGAGGGCGGACAGCCGCTGCCCGGCTCCGTGCTCATCCAGGCCGACCGCAGGTACCGCGACAAGGCGACCGGGGACCTGGTCGTCCCCAACGCCCGCCGGCTGAAGGTCGTCAACGGCGCGCTCAGCGTCGACCTGCCGGCAAGCGACGATCCCGACCTGGTCGAGCCGTTCTTCTACAGCGTGCACGAAGTCGTGCCCGGTGGCCGGAAGTTCATGATCAGCGTCCCGCACGATGCGAGCGGTCCGCTCAAGCTGCACGACCTGATCGTGGAGCGGGACTACCAGGAGATTCAGCCACCTCGGATCTACGCGCTCAACCCTGCGAAGGGGAGCTTCTGAGCCGAGGTCTGGCTGTGTGAGGGCAAATGAAAAAGTCCCTCGGGTGAGGGACTTACTGTGAAGCTGAACCGCGGCGTTTCTGGACCCAGTTAAAGAACCAGATTGAGCAGTAGCCAGCGGCTACCTCCTCCGCAAAGCGGAGCATTAGGTGGAACAAGGGGATCACCCCCTCTCCATCTTGCTGAGTACATTAGAGGATCGGTCGGGCATCCGCTGCCGAAACTCGACATTGTGACGCAGGTCACGCAGATGCACCAAAGCACCCCGCCCCTCAACCGAAGGGCGGGGTGCTTCAGTTGAGGTCAGCTCAGTGAGTCCTCGATCGCCTGGAAGATGTCGGCGTCGGTCTCCTGCTGCCACTCCGGCAGGCCGGGCCAGTCGGCCACGTATGCCGACTTGGGGTCCCCGAAGTGCTTGAACATCTGCGCCGTCCAGCAGGTGGCGACGAAGCGGCCCCGCTGCTCACGGGACAGCCGCGAGGCATTGCCGGCGCTCTCCTCGACGAACTGGCGGACCTGCCGGTAGACGGAGCCGGCCGCATCCTTCTCCCAGTCGGGCGTCTCCTCCCAAGGGGTGATGTAGCTCGGCTTGGGCTCGCCGGGGAAGTGTTTCTTCACTCCTTCGATCCACGCTTCGCGGAACAGTCGGGCGCCATCGGCCGTCATGCCAATCCCTTCCTTCAGGTCCTGCACAGAACACCAATCTCGGCGTCCAGCTCTGCCACGCGACGGTCTCCGCCCAGCGAGCCGAGTTCCGTGCGCAGCGTCTGGAGTCTACGGGCGACGTATCCCGAGCCTGACTGTCTGGCCAGCCGCAGCGCCTCACTCCCGTACGTCAGGAGCTGCTCGGTGTCGTGACGTTTCGCGCCGATGGCAGCGAGGTCGGCCAGGACGGCACCACGGCGGCGGAAGGACGTGCCGCTCTGGAGCGCTCCGGAGTCCAGGGCGCTCTTCAACGCGGTCTCTGCGAGGTCGAGCCGGCCCAGTTGTACATACCGGGCGCCGCGTTCCTCGGCGAGACGAGAGCCGTCGAAGCGGAGCCAGCCGGAGTTGTGCACAGGGGCCGGCAGGCCGGCAACCTCCTGGGCCGTGTCCATCGCGCGCTCGCAGGCGTCGAGGTCGCCCAGGTTCGCGTACGCCTCCGCGCGCACGGACGCCACCCAGAACCTCGTCGACAACGAGCTGTCTCCTCGGGCGGCGACGCGCCCTGCGACCTCCAAGACGTCGGCGGCCTCGGAGTACCGGCGGGCGTACAGGTCCACGTAGGAGTGCCGGACTAACGCGCAGGCCCACAGATCGAAGGACCGGGACTGCGTGCTTGCAGAAGCGGCGAGAGTGTAGGCCGCTGCGGCGTCCGTGTACCGGTTCTCGTCGAAGGCCAGCTCGCCGGCCAGTTGGAAGAGGTCGCCGGCTGCCGTGCACAGGCTGTCGGTGTGACGTCCGGGGCTCGACTTCAGGGCGTCGTTGAGCGCAACGAGCTGGTCCTGCACGACGACCGTCACGGACCGCTTGGACCGGGCCAGTTGGTAGACCTGCCACAAGTGCCCGTTCATGGCGTGGAAGTCGTCGATGGAGCCGCGGTCGGCGCACTCCGCAATCGCCTCCGTCGTGTCGGCTTCGAGCGCCGTGAGCGCGCCGGTCACCGCCAGCAGGCGCAGAAACTCGCGTCGGATCATGTCGTCGATTCCCCCGGAACCGTTGGGAGGGCCAATCGGCGACGCCGCGGACTCCTGGGGGGTGGCTTGTGGCGGGGCCAGCAGTGCGTCGAGTTCGGAGAGTTCCAGGCCCAGCGCGCGCGCCATCTTGGGGCGCTGCTCGGGCGTTGGCACTGTCTGTCGGCGTTCCCAGCGACCGACCGTCGTGCGGTCTACGCCGAGAGCGTGTGCGAACGTCTCCTGACTGTAACCCGAGGCTTTACGTCGCTCAGCAAGACCCACGTTGGATTCCTCCCCGCTTGACCAGGGGTTTATCCGGGCGGCGCACCCCGTGCATCAAAGGTGCATCCAGGATGCCTCATGGATGCCGTTGTTCGCCCAGATCTTCGGCGGTTGGCTTGTCACCAGCCGCAGTGAGCAGCCAAATCCACCTTGGTACCCCCGTGCTGCGGCATGCGGAGGGTCCGGCCTTGGGACGTCACATCGCAGGGCCGGGCTATCCCCAACCCCCACTCGGAGGGATCGCCTCGCGATGATGCTTGCCGCCAGAGCTTCAGGAACAAGTGTTCCTGCGTACACCGAGTCCTGGCCGTGTGAGCCCGAGTCGGCGGAGAAGGCCCGCAAGCTCGTCTCGGCGGCCCTGTCGCTGTGGGGTGTCAGCGACTCCATCGCGGACGGCGAGCTGATCGCCTCCGAATTGGCGAGCAACGCCATCAGGCACGCAGGTCCAAGAGGCTTCCGGATCACGGTCTCCAGACCCGAGGACGGGATAGTCAAGATCCGCGTTGTGGACTTCAGCCACAAGGAACCTGTCCTGCGGGCGGTAGCCGTCGACTGCGAGAGCGGGCGTGGCATGCACCTCGTGGCCCTGCTGAGCGCGCGGTGGGGCTGTGAGCCCACGAACTGGGGCAAGACCGTTTGGGCCGAGATGAAGGTGGCGGCGCGGTGACCGTGATCGCGGCCTGGAGACCGCCTCTCACGGCACAGCAGCTCCGGGACGTACTCACAAGGGTGCGTGCCTGGACGCCGTTGAGCCTGCCGGCCATCTTCGACGACCTGGACCAGGTCCTCGGAGAGCAGCAGCCGGCCATCGACGAACTGGACGAGATAGGCGAGCGATTACGCGGCGCCTTGATGCAGCTCAGTTCCATCGCCGTCGCGGACCCAAGACACCGTCCGGACGCCGAGACCCTCGTGCTCGTCGAGCGTGGACGGGCCCTGCGAGATGAAGAGATGACCGGCGGCTACCGCGCGGACCTGGGACTGGCGAGACGGATGGCCTGGACGACCTCCGACCTCATCGAGCGGATGCTCAACGAGCGGCACATCAAGGACGACGACTGATGCGAACCCTGACCGGCACGACCCTGGTCCCGTACGTCACTCTCCGGGAGGGAGAGGACGGCGTTCCCGAGTCCTCGCTGAGGATCCTCCGCCACTGGCGCACCAAGGAGCCCTATGCGGCCTACGCGTCCGAGGTGCAGCAGGACAGGGACCTTCGAGACGTGCTCTGGGCGCGGTGTACGCAGAACCGCAGGGACGACTGCGGCATGCCGACAGGCAGACCGCTGTGGAAGCTGATGCACCCCTCCCGGCAGCGCGAGTGCATGGAGCAGATGCTCTGCCAGATCTGCGTGAAGCCGGCGAAGACGCCCCTGGGGTGGGTCTTCTTGAACGGCCCCGACTGGACTCCCACGGAGGGCGCCAAGGAGCTGACGGCGCAACCGCCCGTCTGTGCCAAGCACATCAAGGCTGCTGCCACCCTCTGTCCCCACCTCGATGGCCAGCCGCGGGTCCACCTCGTCCAGCGAGCGCCGCTCTACGGCGTGCACGGGACCATCTACGGGTTCGGCGAGGAAGGGATCAAGGTCGTCGGTATCCCGGACGCGCCCCTGCCCTACGGGCACCCGAACACGGCCACCTTCCTCGCCTCCCAACTGGTCCGACGGCTGAGTGTCTTCAGGCCGGTCGACATGGAGGAACTGCTGGAGCACCTCCAGGTGGCCGCTTAGACCTGTCCGGTGGCCGGGCGAAGGAAGCGTCCAGCCACCGGGCAGCACCACTCCCCGCCTCGGCCGGCATGACGGCGAATCGTCAGCCGGGGCGGGGTGCACCACACAGCACGGCAACGACACCCCGAAGGGAAAGTCAATGACCGTCACGATCGAACAGCCCACCAGCGCGCAGACGCGGGACCCGCAGGAACTGCTCAACGCGGTCGCCCCACACATCACGGAGCTGACCGTCAACGTCTTCGACAGCGGCATGAGCCTCTGGGACCGCGAGATCGCTCTGCTCCTGCGCGACCACACCATGGTCCGTGACATGGCCGAGCGCATCCTCGGCCAGGCGGTGGCGTACACGCTCTGCTCCATCGAGAACCCGACCGTCCACCTCGGCGTCGGCAAGCTCGTGGACATCGGCGTACATCAGCTCATCCTCGACACCCCCGTCTGGTGGGGCATCTGCCGTCTCTACAACGGCGGCGCCTTCAAGCACCACGCCCCGTTCATCCAGCGCCGCGGCGACGGCCTGTGCCTGCGCACCAGCGAGTTCATGGCTGCCAAGGGCTGGGTCGTTGACGAGGAACTGTGGGCGATCGACGGCGCCTCGTGCTCGCCGTGTGACAACAAGGTCCCCGACAGCCACTGACCGCGCTACAGTCGCCCCCGCCCTCGTGCCTCCCGCGACGGCGGGGGCGACCGCACCCCGACCACGCAGAGGAACCGCTGTGCCTGTACCGCACGACATCGCCGCCGAGACTGAACTGTGGGACACCTACGCAGAGTCCGCTTTCAAGGACGACGCGGAGCCGAGCATCTGCTGGACCCAGTACGCCGGCCACGGTCCCGGCCCCGAACTCCTCGGCAGCCCGCGCCGGGTGCTGGAGATCGGCTGCGGCACCGGCCGCGCCCTCGCCTTCCTGGCCGGTCAAGGCATCACAGCACACGGCGTCGACCTCTCCCCGATCATGGTGAAGAAGACCAGCGAACGTTGGGCGGACAGCGGCGCCACCTTCCACTGTGGGGAGGTCCTGAAATGGCTGGCCGATCACGAGGACACCTATGACGCGGTGTACTCCATTTTCGGTGCCGCCTGGTTCACCGATCCAAGCCGGCTGTTCCCCCTGGTGAGGGAACGGCTCAACCCCGGTGGCGTGTTCGTCTTCTCGCAGCCCCCAGCGATCCCCGGCGCGTACGGACCCCAGGGGATGTATAAGGGCGGCTTCGCAGGGAAGGCAATGTTCACCTACCGCTACAGCTACCGGCCGGCCGTCTGGGAGCGCTTGTTGACCAGGGCCGGATTCGCGTCGGCCGATGCCGACACGATTGACGCTCCCAAACCTGGGCACATCGGCACGTTGATTGTGCGCGCTCATCGGTAATACGGCTCCGGCCGAGCGTTGACACCTTGCGCAGCCGTGCCATTAACACTTTTCTGGTGAGCCCCTCACCCTTGATTCCGAGACGTCTCGCAAGGAATTGAGGAACGAATGGCAGGAAATCTCGCCCCGAACCCGAGTTTCCCGGAGCAGGGCAACTACGACTACGGCGTCAAGACCGGATCCAACACAGCTCGCCGGGGCCGCCTCCGATTCGAGGAGGGTGTCGCCACTGACACCGACATTCCCCAGGAATTCGGTAAGGGCGTGATGCAGGGCTACCAGACGGCGCCGGGTCGAAACAACCACAACCTGAACGTCTTCGAGAAGCCGGCCGCCGAGACCATGCGCGAGCGAGCCCACGTCGGCTCCGCAGCCTGGCCCGAGGCGCCGGAGTTCCTCGGCAGCTTCGCGCACGGAGCTGGCCACGGTGCGGAGGTGCGCTTCGAGATGGACGTTCGTGACGGCCGGCACCAGGAGCGTCCGAACTACGCCAAGACCACCGACTGATCGTAGCGTCGCAGCTCGTAAAGCCCCCCTGGGAAACCTGGGGGGCTTTGCTGTTAACACCTCTCAGAGCCTGCGTGTGAGGATTGGGCATAGCGCAATTCGTCATATCAACTCGTAGCACCGCGCCTCCATACAGGTGCACCATTCGGTGCTTAGTCGAGGATGTGTCGGTTGTCCTTCGCTTTCTTCCCGCCGAATCAGCGTGCGGCCGGCTCTGATCTCACCATCAGCATCAGCCCGTTGGGTCTCGTTGAACTGTCGGACGAGGACTTTGAAATTCACGGGCCGCGCCTGAACCGCTACGCGACCAACTTCGCGTTCTACCTCGGGCACCACTGGGCCTACCGTCGGGAAGCCGGCGAACCGCAGATCACCCTGAACTACGTGGCGACCTTCGCGCGCTACATCAACAACTTCTGCTTCTCCAAGGGCGTGCAGTTCGCCGTACCCAAACGCTACGAACACATCGTTCCGGCCCTGCTCAAGCGGGTCTGGGAGGTCGACAACGACAAGCAGTCCCTGCTGAACTCGATCGGCGAACAGGGCGGCGTCACAGGCGACTCTTTCGTGAAGGTCGCCTACGAGCCGCAGTGGGTCGACTCGGCCGGCGGTGTGCATCCGGGCCGCGTCCGCATCCTTCCCCTGAACAGCGCGCACTGCTTTCCTGAGTATCACCCCCACGACAGAGACCGTCTCGTCGCCTTCAAGCTGCGCTACAAATTCTGGACGACCGGCGCCGATGGGGCTCGGATGGTGATGACGTACACCGAGCGGCTGACCGACACGACCATCGACGAGTTCCTCAATGACGAACTGATCGACTCCCGCCCGAATCCGCTCGGCATGATTCCCGTCGCGCACATCCGGAACATAGCCGTGTCCGGCTCGCCTTGGGGCCTAGCCGACATCGGCGACATCATCTCCATCAACCGTGAGCTGAACGAGAAGATGACCGACGTCTCGGACATCATCAACTACCACGCGTCGCCGACGACCATCATCCAGGGCGCCAAGGCCACGAACCTGGAACGCGGCCCCCGAAAGATCTGGGGTGGCCTGCCGGAAAAGGCCAAGGTCTACAACTTGGAGAACGGCGTCGACCTGTCCGGGCCTATGGGATTCATCCAGGTCCTCAAGACGGCGATGCACGAGATCATGGGCGTTCCGGAATCCGCGCTCGGACAGATGCAGCCGATCTCGAATACGAGTGGCGTTGCTTTGTCAATTCAGTACCAGCCACTGATGAACCGCAACAGCACCAAGCAGATGAACTACGGGCTCGGCCTGAAGCACATCAACGAGCTGGTGCTGCGGACCCTGTTCTGCCACGAGCCCGAGACGCTGCTGTACGACCCGTACAGCGACGGCATCATGACCTCCGGCGATCAGCCTGTTCTCCTCGACCCCAACGATCCCCAGGTTTATCAGGTCGAGTGCGTATGGCCCATGCCGCTTCCGGTCGACAACCTCGTGAAGCTGAACGAAATCCAGGCCAAGCTCGCCATCGGTCTGGAATCCAAGCGAAACGCTCTCGTGGAACTCGGCGAAGAGTTCCCCGACGAGCGCTTGGAAGAGATGTTCAGCGAGCAGCGCAGGGACGTTATCGAGCAGGGAGCCCTGGAGCTTATCAAGGCAACCATTTCCTCTGCTATTCTCCAGATGACTGGAATTGCTACTGAGGAAAGTGGTAATCCAGCCCCGTCAAGCGGGGGAAGCCCGGAGCAGTCCGGAACTCCCGCTGGCAACGCTCAGACCGGAGTTCTTCCCGGAGCAACCGGGATCGACCTCGGTGTGGACACCAACATGTTGATCAATCAATTCGTGACCATGGCGTACGGCACCAAGCTGCCGCAGAGCCGGAATTCGGAGGATGCCAGTAACCAGGAGACGAGCTAATGACACTTCCGGCCAACGCCCCCGCCCCTGCCCCGAACGGCGCCGCCAACGACCAGGTCCTCACCGTCCCGGTCATTCCCGAGCAGCCCAGGGAACCGCAGGCTGACGCTCGCTTCACCGCCGACGACCTGGAGAAGGTCCGTCGCGAGGAGCGCGAGAAGCTCTACGGGCGTCTGAACCAGCAGGACGAGATCCTCAAGGCCACCAAGGAGGAACTCGAAGCCGTCCGCAAGGCCCGCGAGGACAAGGAAGCCGCAGAGGCGACCGCCCGCAAGCAGGCCGAGGATGAGGCCGAGGCGAAGAGGCAGTCGGATCTGTCTGCCAAGTCCCTGCTCAAGGAGCGCGAGCAGGAGTGGGAGAAGCGCTTCACCGATCTCCAGTCCAGCTACGAGCAGGACCGCGAGCTGTTCGCCCGCGAGCAGGAGTTCCAGCGCCTCCAGAACGTCCGCACTGACCTGCTGTCGCAGGCTGCCGACGACATCGCACCCGAGCTGGCCGACCTCGTCCAGGGCAACACCGAGGACGAACTCCGCCACTCGGTAGAGCTGATGAAGCAGAAGAGCGCGGCCATCGTCGCCCAGATCCAGCAGACCCAGGTCGCTACTCGGGCTTCGATGCGAGGCACCGCTCCCACCGGTTACGGCGTCGGTCCGGCCGACTCGGACGCCGGCTACCGCCAGTATTCCGCTGGCGACATCAAGAACATGCCCATGAGCGAGTACGCGAAGCTCCGCGGCCAGCTCCTGCCGGCCGCTGGCACCGCCGCGCGTCAGGGCACGTTCGGCTAATCCGCCGCACTAGTAAGGGAAACACATATGGCATCTGCCATCACCGGTACGCCGCGTCTGTCGGCGTCTCCGACCAACTACTCCGGCACGAACTCGCAGCTTTCTCCGGCCATCCAAGAACTCTGGTCGAAGGAAATCCTGTTTCAGTCGATGCCGATTCTCCGGTCTCGGGCCGCCTGACGCAGTGATGCGTCAGTGAGAACCACGCTGTATCGGTGAACCCCACCGATTTCCTCGTAGCATTCATTCGTAGCACGGGGAATACCGAGGGAACCCAACACCTGGGACTCCGTAGAGACTACACGCGAGGCGCCTCCCACAGGATCAGCTCTTAGGTGAGAAGTGAGCTGAAACTGGAGGCGAAGATATAGTCCGAACTTGCGGGATGGAAAACCGTAAGAGCCAGGCAGAAATGACCTGGCCCCGCATCCAGCGGGTAACACCAGCGAATTGTCGAGCAGTTCGCAGTCAAGAAGACCGAGCTGGGCGTCAGCCCCGGCCTGGTGATCCACTTCATGCGGTACGACAACCTCGGCGACGCCTCGCAGCTCGTCGAAGGCGTCCGCATGGAGACGCACGCCCTCACGGCGTCTCAGTTCAGCATCACCGTCTCCGAGCACGGCTACGCCATCGCGGTTTCGGAGCTGCTGCTCAACTCGTCCTTCGACGACGTGCTCGCGTCCGGCTCCCGGCTCCTGGGCCGGAACATGGCGAAGTACCTCGATGAGCAGGCCCGCGACACCCTGCTCCAGGCGTCGTCCGTCCTGTACGGCTACGACAAGTGGGCCACCACGGGCAACGCGATCACCCGCGTCTCCCCGTACGACAAGGGTGCCCCGTCGGCGAACCGTTCTGGCCTGACCGGCAACTACAGGTTCACCTCGGCCCTGGTCAAGGACATGGTCGAGACCCTCGCCACCCGCAACATCCCGCGTCTCGGTGATGTGTACGTGTGCTTCGTGCACCCGCACCAGTCCCGGTGGCTGCGTGAGGACCCGACCTGGATCGAGTCCTCGAAGTACGCGCAGCCGGGGGCGTTCTCCCTCGGTGAGATCGGCCGGATCGACGACGTAATTTTTGTCGAGACCACACAGGTCAAGAAGATCGACAACGGCAACGCCACGACCCACGCGGACGTCTACCAGAGCATTTGCATTGGTGACAACGCCTTCGGTCACGCGATCTCCCTGCCGGTCGAGCTTCGCGATGGCGGTGTCCAGGACTTCGGCCGTGAGCACCTGCTGAGCTGGTACTCGATCTTCGGTCTGGGCCTGATCACCGACGCCTCGGTCGTCATCGCGGAGACCAACTAAGGTCTTCGCGCTTGCGAAGTCTAATGTTCGCAGGCACTCCCTACGAGCGGGCGCCACTTCGGTGCCCGCTTGTAGGTACCGCACAAAACTTCCCTGAGTAGGAGAACCACATGGCGACTGCCCGCAAGCCCGCCGGAGACCTCACCGGACGCCAGGCGGAGGCGCTCGCGGCGGCACGCGACGCCGAGGCCAAGGAACGCGCGAAGACGATGGCGACGGCCACGATCGTCGCGGAGTCCGAGAAGTCGACCACGGTCGTCGACCTGGTCGACAAGCCCAAGCCCGCCGAGGTCGAGGAGCAGCCTGTCGTCGTCGAGGAGGCCGCGCGAGAGATCCGCGTGAACGCCAACCTCACCGACGTCGTCATCGGCCAGGGCAACTACTACACCTTCGAGGTCGGGGTGCCGTACCGGGTGCCGGCGTTCGTCGCCAACCACCTGGAGGAGAAGGGCCTGATCTGGCACTGAGCCAGCCCCAAGCCCGCGGGGGAGAGGGGTGTCTCCCTCTCCCCTTTTCGTCTGTGCCCTTCCAGGAGATACCTCGTGACTGACATCCAGGTCGGACAGCCCTACGTGCTGACGGCTGAGGGCGGCTACGGCAGCGGTGTGGGATCCGTCCCGCAGGGCGCCGTGGTGACGCCGTTCGACTCCGTTCCGCCCGGTACGGCGGGCGTCGGCTACGCAGTTGAGGACGTCGTCCTCGTCGGCTACCACGACGTCGTCACCTTCCCCGGAACGCCCGTGGATCGAACGCTGGCCATCGCCAGCAGCATCTTCACCGGCGCCTTCACCCTCCAGGCGGACATGCCGGCTGAGCCGGAAGCCCCGGAGGACCCCGTCGTACCGTCCTCGCCCGATCCCGCACCGACGGGCGGTGAGTGATGGCCGGCGGCTACCTCACGCGGCAGGCGGCCCATGCGCTGCTGACGCTCATGACCGGGGGAGGTGAAGACACCACGTCCGGCACCGACCCGGTTGCCGACCGCCTCCTGAAGGCCCACCAGATGCGTCACTGGGCCGGCGGCGACGTAAGCGCTCCCGGTGCATGGGCGCCCAAGGCGTACCTGCTGCACCTCTTGGACCAGGTCGACGCCCAGGGCGTGGCCGCCGTCCGCGACACCGTGGAGGCAATGCCCGACGACCCGAGCGGCGCGGTGTATCTCGCGCTCTCGACAGTCGATCCGGGGGACATCGCGACCGGGCTGTCGGGCGAGCTTCTGGCAGCCGGCTATCAGCGGCAGGCGGTGTCCCTGTCGGCTCCCAAGTCTGCCGGGTCGTTCGTCATCCAGTCGGGGACCCCCGCGGAGGTCGACCTTGCTGTCAGCGCGGTGTTCGGACCTTTCACCGACATGGCCGGCTCAGGAGGGGCGGTCACGCACATGGCCCTGGTGACGGCTGCAACAGGCACGGACTACGCGGTGATTGCGGTGTGGCCGCTGGACGTTCCCGTGACCGCAGCCCAGGGCGAATCGCTGCTTGCCCAGGCTGGTTCGCTGACGATCAAGGTGGCCTGATGCCCGGATACCTCCATCAGATTGCGGAGCGTGCCGCACTCCAGTTCATCACGTCGACATCTACGGCAAGCAGTCCTCCGACGACCACGACCATCCGCGGCTATCTGCTGAAGCTCTACCAGACGCAGGGCCTGGCGGGTCTCGCCGGCTACCTTCCGGTGGACTTCCTGAACTCCTTCGCCACGCAGGCCAAGGCGGATACCAGCGGCTCCTGGCTGAGCGGTCTCATCGGGACGCGCACCGACGGACCCAGCACCTTCTACCTCGCCCTGCTGACCGGGGATCCGGGCCGCCAGGCGACCTTCGCGAACACAGCGGCGCTGGAGGTGGCAGCTCCGGGCTACAGCCGGCAGGCCATGCCGTTCTCCCTGGCGACCGCTCCCAGTTCCGGCGGCTCGGCTGTGTCCAACTCGGCGCCGCTGTTCTTCGGGCCCTTCACGGCCTCCGGCGGACTGGGAGTCGTAGCGACCCACGCCGCCCTCGTCACAGTTGCCAGCGGTACGGGTGGAGCCGTCAACGCCATCTGGCAGCTCGACACTCCCGTATCCGCCAGCCAGAACGAGACCCTGATGCTCAACACTGGTGGCCTGTCGATTGGGCTCGACTCATGGCAGAGCTGACCCGAATCCTCGCTCGCATGCGCTCCGAAATCGGGGACTTCGGGAGCGGCTTCCGTGACCTCCTCTCCGGTACGGGGGAGCTGACCGACTACGACCTCAGCTCCGTCAACGTCACCCTCAGCCGGGTCAGCCTCCTCAACGGGCAGTCGATCACTGACCTGATCGCCGGCACCGACTACCAGGTCGACAGTCGCGAGGGACGACTCACCCTCCTCGGCGCCCACGCTCCGCTTCCGCTGGGCCAGACGCTGATCGTCGAGGGCAACGCAGCCGGCATGTTCACCGACGAGGAGCTGACCCAGCACCTGCGGGACGCCGAACTCCAGCACTGCCACAACAGGCACGCCACCGTGCGGTACCGGTCGGCCAACGGCTTCATCCGCTACGCCGACGAGCCGCTGACGCTGGAAAACCTGCCGGACGTCGAGGAGCTGCCCCTCGTGCTCCTGGCCGTGGTCAACGCGCTGTGGGCGGTCGCAACCGACGCGTCCTCGGACGTAGACATCTCCACAGGCGAAGGAACCCACGTCAACCGCGGGCAGCGCTACACCCAGGTCCTGCACCAGATCTCGGTGATGACCGACCGGTACGAGGAACTGTGCCGGCAGCTCAACGTCGGCCTTTTCCGTATCGAGATGGCGAACCTTCGTCGCGTCTCGCGCACCACCGGCCGGTACGTGCCGCTCTACGTGGACCGCGAGTACGACGACAACGCGTACCCCGAGCGGGTCCTGCCGACCATCGACAAGCACGACGTCGACCCGTCCGGTATCCCCAACCCCACCTACAACGGGTGGGCTGCGTGAGCCGAGCCGACTGGAAGCGCGGACGCTTCTCCGCCACAGAAGAGGGCGAGCGCATCGACCAGGGCCTGCGGGCCTGGCAGCAGCAGGTGGGTGACGTCATCGCCTACTGGCGCTTCTCCCACACCCGTTCGGTCTCCAACGACATCTACGACGAGGGTGACGAGGGCGGTCTGGCCTACGACGGGCCGTGGTCGGTCCCGGTCCTGCACGCCACCCACGTCGAGGCGGGCGACCAGGAGGGCGACCGCGGCTTCTACACCGTCGACACGCTCGACATCAGCGCCGTATTCGCCCAGATCCAAAAGGTCGGGCTCACCCAGGCCGACATCCACAACGACCGGTACCTGAGGGACCGCATCGCCTACGACGGGCGCCTTTTCCGCATCACCCAGATGTCCATCCTCGGGCAGATCCGCAGGCAAGACGTGCTCGTGTCCATCACCGCCGTCGAGGTCAAGCCCGACGAGCTGACTGCGGACGCGATCTTCGCCCAGTACATCCCCGCCTCGGGGGCCGGCGAGCGCTGAGCGCCCGGCACAACAAGGAGCCCCATGGCCACCTACGAACGCCCTGACGCCTTCGTCGAGGAGCGTCTGACCACCTACGCAGACACCGTCACCACGGGCACCACCACGTCCACCGACTACGTCACCCCCGCCCAGGCTGACGCCCGCTACCAGCAACTCGGTCAGCCCGTGAACCTCGTGCTGGCTCCCAGCCAGGGGGCCGCCATCACCGTGCAGCAGACCAGCGACTCGAAGCCGCGCTTCCAGGCCGGTTCGGACGGCGTCCTCGCGTTCGGCACCGGCTCCGCCGACCCCGACGTGAACCTCAAGCGAGTAGGCCCAGGACAGCTGGGCACCGATGGCAGCCTGACCCAGGCCGGCCACACAGTCCTCGACGTCTCCCAGCTCGCCGTAGCCGGCGGCGTCGCCACCCTTGGCAGCGACGGCAAGCTGGCCCCGAGCCAGCTCCCGGCCACCGCAGGCGGCGGCTCATCGAACCCGAATGCCGCGCTCCAGGGCACCAAGGGGTACTACGTTCCCGCGAGTTGGGGCGAGTTCTGGCGGCCGAAGCGGAACGCGGCCAAGACCGGGGCGGGAAAGGCGACCGTCGCCGTCGTCGGCGGTGCTTCTGCCGCGGGTTTCCCGGCATCCAAGCTCCGCACCAAGTCGTGGCCCGGCGTACTCAACACGTCGCTCCAGAGCGTCTACGGTGACGGCGGCTCGGGCTTCTACACCTCCGTGCTCAGCCCGCTCGGCATCCTGGGGTACACCAACACCACCTCCTGGGCCAGCGAGCTGATCGGTCAGACGGGCACCTGGACCATCGGCGGCTACTCGGCCGGCCCCGGCTGGGGCTATCTGTACTCCAAGACCCCCGGAGACAACCTCACCTTCACGGTGAAGGGCACGAGCATCACGATCTACACGCTCGGCGCGGACGGTCAGCACTCGCCGTGGTCCTACAGCATCGACGGCGCCACCGCTGTCGTAGTCACGGACACAGCCACCACCGGACTTGCCGTCGTCGCCACCAAGGTCACGGGCCTCTCGGTCGGCACCCACACGGTCAAGCTCACCCACACCGGAACCAGCAGCCAGTACCTGGCCGTCTGCGGCGTGGCCGGCGAGAACGCGACGGGAGTCGTGCTCAACAACCTCTCGCGCCGATACACCATCGCGAGCGAGTACCTGCCGGCGCTGAAGTTGCCGTGGAACGGCGGCCCGAGCTATCCGGCCGACGTCGTCGTCTACGCGGTCAGCATCGACGACATCACCAGCGGCATCGACGCGGACGCCTGGGCAACGAGCGTGCGCCAGCACCTCAGCAACATCCGGGACGGCGGAACCGCCACCGGAGCTACGGACATCGTCATCGTGCTCCCGCACATCGGCACAGCAGACACCGCCACGTTTTGCTATCAGGACTTCATCGACCGCGCCCACGGCCTCGCCCACGCATTCCAGGCGGCCGTCATCGACCTTTGGGCGTTGGGTCGGAACTCGTGGAACTACTGGAACTCGCTCGGTTATTGGGGCGACACCTCGAATCCGGGGGCCGCAGGAACCGATGCCTATTTCATGTCAGACGCCGGCCACTCCTACGTCGCAGGAGTCATCAACGCGCTCCTTACGAGCTGACAGAGAGTTCCCATGGTCATTCCTCAGATGCCGCTTGTCATAGCGGTAGCCAAGAGTCAGGTCGGCGTCCACGAAGGGTATTCCGAGGGCGGCTGGAACAACTTCACCCGCTATGCCTACGAAGTTCCCACCCTCGCCTGGGCAGACGGACAGTCGTGGTGCGATACCTTCGTCTCGTGGGTCGCCATGAGAGCAGGCGTCGCGAGCCTCTTTCCACGCACTGCGGACTGTTCGGCCTCCATTACCTGGTGGCAGGCGGCCAACCGCTGGAGCTGGTATCCGGCGGTGGGTTCGCAGGTCATGCTGGGACCCAGTGGAGCCGATCACACGGGCATTGTTTACGCTTTCGACTCCGTCTTCATCTACACGATCGAAGGCAATGGAAACGTAAATGGGACGGACGAAGGCGATGGCGTCTATCTGCGAAAGCGGAAGCGCTCGGACGCGAATGTCTACGGCTATGGTCTGCCGGCATACGCCGAAGGGATCATCACGGCCGACTTGTCGCTGAAGGGCCTCGCCGGCTACATCTACGCCACTGCCCACACCGGCCCCGGTCCGGCCACGCTGCGCCAGGGCGCCTGGATGGTCGACCACCTGGTCACCGGAACGCTCGCCATCAACGGGCCGGCAAACGCTGGTCGCATGGCCATCCAGCAGAACGACCCCGACACGGTCGGCCTGGAGGTCACGGCGTCGTCGTCGCCCAACCAGTCCCTCGTCAAGTTCCGGGACACCAACGGCAACGTCGCATTCGAGGTCAACGCTGCCGGCCAGATCGTTCACCGTGGCCAGTCGCTGCACACCAGCAGCGTCCAGATCGGCTCCGCTACGCCCGACCTCGGCGGTGGCGGCGGTGTTCTGGGCATCAAGGACGCGTCCCCGGCACCGACCACCAACCCGACAGGCGGAGCGGTCCTGTACTCCGAGGGCGGCGTACTCAAGGTTCGCGCCGCGAGCGGTGCCGTCGTCGACCTGTCCACGGTCCCCAGGAACGAATTCCGCCCCAGCGACCACGGCTTGATCGCCTGGACGATGGATCCTGCGTCCTGCTCGACGACCGGTACCGCGCTCAGCACCGGCTACATCTACTTCGTCGAGATCGTCCTGCGGAACCCGGCCACGATCACGAGCCTGTGCGTGAACCTCAGCGCTGGCGGAACCGGGCTCACGGCGAACCAGTGCCTCGCGGGCCTCTACACCGCCAGCGGCACGCGCGTTGGCGTCACGGCGGACATGTCGACGACGTGGAACACCGCAGGCGACAAGACCATGGCGCTCACGTCGTCGTACAGCGCGGCGGCCGGCAAGTACTACGTCGCCTTCCTGGTGGTCGGAACGACGAGCCCCACATTCGCGTGCGGCTCCACCCTCGGCAATTTCACCCCCGGAAATGCGCACCTCACGGCGGGCAATTACCGATTCTGCCGCTCCGCGTCCGGCCAGACCTCGCTTCCGGCGAGCTACACGATGGCGAGCGCAACTCCCGACGCCAACAACGTCTGGACTGCTGCCGCCTAAATCCGGGCCTGTAACAGATTCCTGCGAATGCTGTAATCCTAACTTCGGAGGAAACGTGACATAAGTACCGGAAGGCCCCAAGCAGATGCCCTGGATAACCAATGAGGATGCCGCCATCAAGGCGAAGCTCCAAGGCTTGGTTGTCAAGGACACCAACGCACCTACTGAGGGCCTTCCGGTAGACGTGCGTTTCCGTCTCCCCGAAAACGAACTTGCGGCGGCGACCTTTCCGCTCATCGTCATCGAGCGCACCCGCGTAGAACCGGACCACGAGCGAGAACACCGCGGGACCGTCGAACTCGGCTACACCCCCGAGGGATATGACAGCACCAAGTCCTATCTGGCGCCCGACCCCATCCCGTACCTGTTCGAGTACCAGGTCACCGTCTACACGCGAAAGCAGCGGCACGCGGCGAGCATCACACAGGCGCTCTCCACACGGGACTATCTCCACCCGCGCTGGGCCTACCTGGAAGTTCCGCAGGACGGAACCGTAAGGCGTCTCGAAGTTGCTGGCGGACCCGAATTCAACGAGGGTCGCGACACCCAGGGGAAGCGCCTGTGGCAGGTCGACTACCTGCTGCACGTGAGCGCCGAACTCCTCGACGAGATCGCCGAAATCAAGCTCGTCCAGACGGTCGACATCACCACTCATCCCCTCGGCCAGTAGGCCCTGAAGGAGCTTTCTCTATGGCGACTTTCCTGCGCCCCGGCATCTACGTGGACGAGACGCTGGATGCGATATCGAACCCGGTCACCACGAACCCTGGCGAGGCTATCGCCGCGTTCATCGGTGCCCACAACTTCGGTCCGGCCCTTCCCACGCTGATCACCTCCTGGTCGCAGTTCAACCTCGTGTACGGCGGCTGGGGCACCGGGACCGATCTGCTTCCGTACGCGGTGTACTCCTACTTCGCCAACGGCGGTGGCAAGGCGTACATCTGCCGGGCGGTCCCGTCCGACTCGGTCGCGTCGCACGTCACGCTCAACGACCGGCAGACGACCCCCGAGGCGGTGCTGTCGCTGACGGCCAGGGCAGCCGGCGCCTTCGGCAACAAGGTGTACATCGACGTCTCCGACGCCAACACGGGAGCCGGCCGCTTCAACATGGCCGTCAAGGTGGGCGGTACGACGGACGCGTACATCGCCGACCGGTACAACGACGTCAGTCTCGATCCGGCGGACTCGCGGAACCTGGTCGCGATGATCAACTCCCCTGTCAACGGCTCGGCGTTCATCAAGGCCGACTACGTCGCCACCGACGCGTGGACCGCCTCAATCACCCCTTCGCTCCAGACCGGTACGCCGCTGACCGGTGGTCTGGACGGCAGCGCGACCCCGGATCTGGTCACCGCCACGAAGCAGCTCGAAGCGACCGGCGAGATCGTCAACGTCAACCTGCCGGGCGTCACCGACACCGCGATCCTCAACAACATCATCGCCTGGGCCGAGGACTACGGGTACGCCTTCGTCGTGGCCGACGCGCCCTCGACGCCGTCCCTGGACGCAGCCACCGCGGTCACGAACTACGCCAAGCTCTCGCCGGCCGCGAACTCCAGCACGAGCCCGCCGCCGCTGAAGTCCAGTTCCTACGTTGCGGTGTTCGGTCCGTGGCTAGTGTCGGCCGACCCGTCCTCGGTGGCGTCCGGTGCCACCCGCACCCTGCCGCCTGGCGGTGCGGTCCTGGGCCAGATCGCCAAGACGGACACCCTCTACGGCCCGCACCAGTCGGCAGCCGGCACGCTCAGTCGGCTCACAGGCGTCTACTCGACCGAGCTGCGATTCACCAACTCCCAGCTCGACAACCTCAACGCCTGGGGCATCAACGTCATCCGGCAGATCCCCCAGAACGGCATCTGCATTATGGGCGCCCGCACGTTGAAGAACGGCTACCCCGACCGGTACGTCGCCGTTCGCCGGCTGCTCACCTACACCCGCAAGATTCTCGTCGACCTCACTCGTAGTGCTGTCTTCGCGCCCAACACCCCCGAGCTGTGGCACTCCATCGCGGCGACCCTCACCCAGCAGCTCACCACGCAGGCCCAGGCGGGTCAGTTCGCCAGCTCGACCCCGGACACCGCGTTCCAGGTGATCTGCGACGACAGCAACAACACCGCCACCACGGTCGACAACGGCGAAGTCCACATCGACGTCGGCATTGCCGTTGCTCGGCCGGCCGAGTACGTCGCGATCCACATCAGCCAGTACGACGGCGGTGCGACGGTGACTGAGTCCGCGTAAGGAATCGGGGCCGGATCGAATAACGGTCCGGCCCCACCGTAAACCTCTCGATAACCACACGGTCTCCACATGGATAACCACCCGGCGCACCTCGTGCTACGGGAGTAGTGAATGGCATCCACCCTAAAGACCGTCTCGCAGAGCCAGAGCTTGGCCTCTCGGCAGACGGACCCTCTCCGCTCGTTCAAGTTCCACGTCCAGATCAGCCAGGTCGGAAAGCTCGCCCAGCAGTACCCGAAGCTCGGGTTCATGAGCGTCAGCGGCCTCAGCGTGACGACCGATGTCATCGCATACAGGGCTGGCGGAATGAACACCACCACCCAGAAGATGCCTGGTCAGAGCGACTTCAGCCCCGTCACCCTTTCCAAGGGAATGATGCCGGGCGACCAGGTCCTCGTGAACTGGATGTACCAGCTCTTCGATGTCATGCAGGGCAATGGCTCCGGGAGCGATACGGGTACCGAATTCCGGGCCACGATCGACATCATGCTCATCGACCACCCGGTCACGAAGAACAAGGCCGCGGTGAAGGCCGTGTGGCGCCTCTACAACGCCTGGCCGACCTCGGTGGCATTCGGTGATCTCGACGCCGGAAGCAACACGTTCGCCGTCAACCAGATCACGTTCGCCCACGAGGGGTGGGACTTCAAGGTGGCCGACAACTACGGCCCGAACTCCCAGGCGTACATCAAGTAATCCCCGATACAAGGAAATCACTCATGACTGAAATGCAGTACGACTGGACCTTCGATTCTCCCGCTGGTGGCCGGTCGGTCGACGTCCTTGGCGACACTCCGGGCGCGACCGCCGCCATCGACTCCCTCCTCACCAGCTCGGCCGGGGAGCCGCCGGCCATCCCTGCGCCCGCTGACTGCATCGTCACTCTCCCCGCGGGACTGGTCCGAGAGGACCACATCATCACGGAGGCAGAGGTACGTGAGCTGACGGGTGCCGACGAGGAGGCCCTGGCCCGCGTCCGATCCAACCCGCTCCGCCTGCTGGAGACACTCCTGGAGCTGGGCACCGTCCGCATCGGCGACGTGCCGGCCACCTCGGACGTTCTTCCCCAGCTCCTTCTCGGCGACCGGGATGCCCTCGTCGTCGCCATCCGCCGGGTCACCTTCGGCGACGAGATGGAGTTCTCCGAGATCATCTGCCCCACCTGTGGTGAGGACTTCGCAGCGAAGATCTCCCTCGGCGCCATCGAGCCCACGACGGTGACCTCAGGCCGCCTGACGGTGCCGATGCGCAAGGGTGGCTACGCCATCGTGCGGTATCCCAACGGCGCCGATCAGGCCGCCATGCTCGCGCTTCCCAAGGCGACGGACGCCGAGCGCAACACCTTCCTGCTGGGTCGCTGCCTGGTGGAGGTCCGGGACGCGCAGGGCAAGGCCACGCCTGGCAGCGCGGACCTGGCCAGGTCGCTCGGCATGGGGGACATCCGCACCATCCTCAAGCAGCTCGCCGCAACGCAGCCTGGTCCGCGGCTGCTGGAGGTGTCGATCGAGCACGAAGCGTGCGGCGGGGAGGTTCCGCTGCCCCTCTCGGTGGCGGACATCTTTCGCGATTTCTGACGCCCGAGCGACACGGGCTGACTACACCACCCTCGCCTACGCCCACCCCGAGTGGCAGCTCAGCGAGATCAAACAACTGACGGTCAGCGAGCGCGAGTACTGGCGCGACCTGGCCCTCTGGGTCAAGGAACGAAGGGAGGCGGCGGCGTCCAGTGGCTGAAGAGAACGAGATCAACCGGGGCGAGCCCAACTTTGGGGGCCGCCTCCTCGGCACCAACGGAATGCAGCGGGCGGCCGACAAGGTCTCCAGCGACATCGACAAGCTCGGTGCCAACATCGCCGCCCTCAACCGCGCCCTCCAGGGTGCGATCAACTCGGCCACGCGAGGGGCGGCGTTCCGTGGCATGCCGACGCAGGCATTCCCGGCGGCCAACCAGACGACCCGCATCAACGCGGCCCCGATCTCCCACCCGCCGGCCAACACCGTCATCCAGGCTGGCGGCAGTGCGGGCTCCGCCTTCACGCACCCTGTCACCGGCCGCGTCTACAGCGGGGATCTCGGCGCTCGCCTTTCCGACCGCTACAACGCGCAGGTCGGCCGCTACGACGCGCGCACTGCCGCACAGTCCTCCATGGCGCAGGCGCAAGCACAACTCCGCAGCGCGCAGGAGTCTGCCCGACAGCAGTCGGCGCTCCGGCAGGAGCAGCTCCAGCTCGCCCAGATGCAGCGCGAGGCCCAGCGGCAGGCACAGCAGGCGGCACAGCGTCAGCAGGAAGCCGCAGCCGCTCAGGCCCGCTACCAGGCGCAGCAGACCTCCGCATCGGCACGCTCCGGCGTCAATCCAGACCTGCTGGGCCGCGTCACCCCTGGTCGGGTGGCGCAGGCTCGGCAGACCAATGCCGACGCCCGCTACGGCTCGCTGTTCGACGAGGCGATCCGCCGCCAGAACATCGCCAGCAACCCGACATACGGACTGCGCGTCGGGCAGCGGATGTGGGCGTACAACCGGGCCACGGGCCTGTCCAGTGCCACCGTCAGCGGCAGCGGTGTGTACGCCTCGCGCAACGGCACGGTACTCAACGCAGGGCGCCGGCAGCGTGATGGCTGGGACGTTCCTCCGGCAGGCGGATTCTCTAACCAGATACCCCTGGATGACCGCGGCTCTGTCGGGTTCGGGGGCAGCAGCTCAAGTGGCAACTTCGCAGCAACGGTGCCATCCAACAACAGCAGCTCCTCGGTAGACACCGCCGCTCCTGCCAACTTCGGCAAGGGGCCCGGCAACACGCTCTACCAGCAGGCGGTCAAGTACGGCGACCGCATGAAGCCGCAGATGGAGGAGATGGACCGGTACACCAACTGGGCCTCCATAGCCTCCGGCGGTGCGCCGTCCGGCTACGACAAGTGGGGCTGGAAGAACAAGATCCGTGACCACAGCTACGGCATGGTCGTGGCCCAGTCCACCGAGGACGCGAGCAACGCGAACTTCCTCCTGGATAAGAACTTCGGCCTGACGTACGGCACTTCGGCGCAGTCCTCTGCCCGCGGGAACGCCTTCGGTGCCGCGTACGTCGCCGGCTTGGACGCTGAGACCGGCGCCAAGCTCTACAGCAGCATGTACAACCCGCAGGCGTCGCTCGCCGCCCAGCGTCTTGGCTACGGCCGGACCATCGGCTCGGGAGGCAAGGCGGCTGGCATCGGCTCGCTCTCCGACAACATCATGTCGCGCACGTTCGGGTCCTCATCGATCTCGTCCAAGAAGTTCGCGGCGGCCACGGCCACCGGCCAGGTCCTCGACTACAACGTCGACCAGCTCGGCCAGGCCAGCGGCTGGGACGCAGACACGATCGACAACCTCAAGGAGTACATGCGGGGGCGCAACACCCTGTTGCAGAACTCCAAGATGTCCTCGTCCGCTGCCGACAAGCTGATCGCACAGGCCGCGCAGACTGGCGGTAAGGGCGACGACGCCCGCAAGAAGCTGTCCAAGTACGGCGTCTCGGAAAGCCTCGGGCAGACGAGGAAGACCTTCGAATCCCAGGAGCGTCAGCACGACGCCAACATGGGTGACTCCTTCGCCCACAACCTGGAGACCGCCACCAAGGCGGTGCAGAAGTTCGAAGGCGCCATCAACTCGATCCTCGAACTGCCCGGCATCAAGCAGGTCGTCGGCGCCTCAGGTGCCTGGGCCACGGCCACCAAGGAGCCGGTCAAGCAGATCAAGTCGATGTGGGACTTCGGCAAGAGCCTGCTGCCCACTGGCATCTTCGGTGGCGCGGCCGGAGCTACCGGCTCCACGGGCGGGGGCGACAGCAAGTCACACACCGCCACCTCCAACCACGTGGCCAGTGGGAACGCCGGTTCCGCCATCGCCGCTGCGCTGACCCAGATCGGCGTTCCCTACGTGTGGGGCGGCGAGCAGGAGGGCAAGGGCTTCGACTGCTCGGGCCTTACCCAGTGGGCATTCCGGAAGGCTGGCATCAACCTGCCCCGCACCTCGCAGGAGCAGATGGGCGTCGGCGTCGGTGTCGACAAGCAGCACATCCAGCCCGGCGACCTGCTGTTCCCCGAGCCCGGTCACGTGATGATGGCGATCGGAAACGGCAAGCTGGTCGAGGCGCCGCACACCGGTCTGGATGTCCGCGTCCGCTCGTACGGACTCGGCGAGATCAAGGCAGTCCGTCGCGTGGCCAGCGCGGTCGGTGCCCTGGCCAGCTATAACACCGACACCAAGCAGACCGACGACGACTCCGCTGGCAACGCCGGATGGTTCGGAGGGTCGGGCAACAGCGTCGGTCAGGAAGAGGTGGACGCCATCGCCGCCGCGCTGTCCGGCGGCGGCGGCTACACCATGGGCGCGCAGACCAGCGGCACCGGCCAGTCGAGCAACGCAGACAGCGCCACGGCGGTCTCCAGCGCCCCTTCGAACCCGAAGGGCAACGTCGCCCTGGGCAAGAAGCTCGCGGCCAAGCGGGGCTGGACGGGCAAGGAGTGGGACGCGCTCTACCAGCTCTGGCAGCACGAGTCCGGCTGGCGTACGAACGCGGATAACCCCACGTCAGACGCGTTCGGCATCCCCCAGGCGCTTCCTGGATCGAAGATGGCGTCCAAGGGCAAGGACTGGAAGACCAACCCCACGACGCAGATCGAGTGGGGCATGGACTACATCGCTGGCCGGCCCGACTACGGCAAGCCCTCGAAGGCGTGGGACCTGTGGCAGAAGCGCAGCCCCCACTGGTACGCCGTGGGCGCCTGGGACATCCCGGAGGACCAGCCGGCTGTCGTCCACAAGGGCGAGATGATCCTGCCGGCCGCCAAGGCGGAAACGATCCGCCAGGCGCTGATCAAGGACTCGGTCAACGTCGTCTCGCCGGCTGGCGCCGCAGCCTCCGGCGGCATGCACTCCGGCGGCGGGGTGTCACTCTCCTTCGCTTCGGGCGCCATCCAAGTCAACGTCACCGGAGCCATGAACGACCGGGCAGCCTCCGACGCGGCCAAGAAGGTCGTCGACTACATCGCCGCGGACAACCGCATCAAGCAACTCGGAGTTGGTGTCTGATGGTGAGCCTCAGCAATCCTCAGTTCGACAGCCGTATGCGGGCTTTCCCGCACCTCGGCCTCTCGGGGAAGACGGACACGACTTTCTGGCGCGGAGCGATCATCCGCGACGACAAGTCCGTCAAGGCCGGCCTGCTGTCGGTGAACTTCCTGTTCAACCCCGGCACGATCACCATCAGCCACCAGCAGGGCTACACCCTCACGGCAGACCAGCAGTCGGTAGACGGGAACAAGATCGGCGCAGGCGGCATCGGTACGCTCCAGTTCGAGCTGCTCTTCGACCGGACGTACGAGATGTACGCGGGTGGTGCCACGAAGCTCGAAGACCCGGCGATCAAGGGAGTCCTCTCCGACGTCGAGGCGATGTACAACATCACCGGGGCCTACGACATCACCGCCAAGGGTCCGAAGGCGAAGGTCCTTCAGGCTATGCAGCCCAACCCGTGCACGTTCTACTTCGGCGGCACCGCAGCCGGCTTCCTGGGCAACAACAACCTGTCCTACTACGGCGTCGTCACGAGCCTGGTCGTCACGCACACCCACTTCTCCCGCGACATGGTGCCGCAGCGCTGTGCCATGAGTCTCACGGTGGACATTCAGACGAAGGACAATCCGACACTGTGATCACAGCGAATTCGCGGTACTCATCCAGCGTCACCGTCATCGCTACCGGAAGTGACGGAAAGTCCCGTAATGTGATCCTCTCGAAGAGCCCAATTGTCATTGCTGCCACCGTGCAGATATACACCTGGGCCGAGGGTGACCGAGTGGATCTGGTGGCATACCGCAATTACGGCGACGCCTCACAGTGGTGGCGCATTGCAGACGTCAACCCTCAGATCCTGGACTGGACGGAAATAGCCGTCGGCACAAGGATTAGGATCCCGATTGTCTAGCAAGTGGCCAGTCATATCCCTGGAGACCCCCGCGCTGAGCGGGCGGAAATGGGTCACCGACGTGGCCGTCACCCAGGGAGAATCGCTACACGAGGTCGCCCAGATCACGGTGCTCCACCAGATGCAGCGTGGCGCCTCCAGCGGCTCAGGCTGGTCCCTGGACGCCGCGGGTGTGATGCCCGAAGGAACACCCGTCTCACTGCGGTTCGGCGACACCATCCGCTCGACGCCGTTCTACGGATACGTCGCCTCGGTAGCAGCACAGGGAAGCGACATCCACCAGTCGGTCACCGCAACCGTGCAGGTGCCCGTGGTCTACACGTGCATAGGCCCGACCTACTTCATGCAGTCGCAGTCCAACCGGCTGTGGGCCTCGGCTACTGCCTCCTACGTCGCGCGAACCCTAGCCAGAGGCGCAGGTCTGCGCCCACAGGTGCAGCAGAGCAGCCGGCAGTTCGACAACCTTCCCCAACAGGCGACTTCCGACTTCGCTTTCCTCCGGGACCTCGCCGAGGAGGTCGGCTACCGCATGATCCCGAGCGGGTCGACACTTGCGTTCACGGATCCGCTGGTGTCCCTGCGAGAGTCCGGGGAGGACCGGCTGACCTTCCAGTACGACAAGGCGCGGACTGACACCGTCAAGAACTGGAAGTCGACCGCGGGACAACTGGACCCCCTCGGCGGCCGGCGCACCCGACGCGAGGGCTACTCCTTCAACACCACCACTGGCGCCCTCGTCCGCGTCGTCGCCGACGGGACGCAAGACGCTGTGGTGACCCAGTACAGCACCGGCCGGCCGTTTGCGACTCAGGCGGAGGCCGCCGAAGGTCTCGCCGCCGAGGCCCGCCGCGAGCGCCTGTGGGTCCACGCGGAGGCCACGGTCCGCGGCGACTCCCGGCTGCGACCCGGCATCGAGGTGGAGATGGACGGCAGCGCCCTTGGCCCCAGCGATCCGGGGCTGTGGATGATTCGATCCGCCACTCACCGGATCTCCGTCATGCCGGGCCAGCCCACAGCCGGCGTCTACTGGACCGACGTCACCCTTGGCCGCAACCGCCTTGACGGTCTCGACTACGTTCCCAAGTCCGGCCTGGTCGACGCAGTCCAGGACGGCACGTCACTTATCGACGGGCGCTGGCGCGCTCAGCACGTGGGGAGGGCCTGACCATGACGCTGTCCTCCACGAGCACCGACATCTACGCCGGCATCATCACGCACGCGCAGGATCCTCAGGGACTCGGGCGCGTGCGTCTGCGCATCCCGCAAGTCTCAGGGGATGCCGTCACCGGCTGGGCTTACCCCTCGGGACAGGTCACCCGACAGGCCGCTGTCAGCGAGCGCGTATGGGCCACCTACGACGGCGGAGGCCGGCGGCTGGTGTACTGGCCGGCCGAACCCGGTCAGATCACCGGGCCCCAGATAGCCGCGGGCGCCCTGGACGGCATGACGGTGTCAGCCGACAAGCCCCTGCTCAGCAGCGACCACTGGACCGATCCGGTGCTCACGGCCGGCTGGGCAACCACCACGTCCTTCGGCGGCGTCACAGGAGTCCAGCCCATCCAGTACCGCAGGGACGCCTGGGGATCCCTGCACCTGTGCGGCGCCCTGACCGTCACCGACCCAGCAGCCTCAGCCATCGCATTCACCGTGCCGGACGGCTACTACAACCCGAACTACCGCGTCGGGTACCCCGCTGTGGAACAGAAGGCTGACGGTACGTTCATCACGACCTGGGGATACGTCAACACGGTCGGCGCGGTCCACTTCGACAAGCCGGCCGGTTTCACCCGCAACGCCGGGGACGCCTTCTACGTCAACGCGCGCGTCCACCTGGGCACCATCACGTAAGGACAGCAGTCCCTTGGCCGACACCTACGCCAACTACGCCGACCTGGCAGCACACGCGGCCCTCGGCACCGACTACCTCATATCCTCGCGCGTGGTCGCCGGGGCGCGCGGCGTGAACATCGCCATCCACGGCGGCGCCATCGAGGCACCCACGACGCAGCTCGCGGACTACTGCGCCAACGTCCTCGGCAGCTCCTTCTACTCGTTCCAGGGCGTCATGAGCAGCGGCAACTCGGCGCTGCACGTCACCAGCACCCGCTTCGACGAGCCGACCATCTTCCAGGTCCTGCGCAACGTGGAGTGGACGGTGTCCTGGCACGGCACCAGCGGCAGTGAACAGGTCACCTACCTCGGAGGTCTGGACACCGAACTCGGGACCGCGATCAATCGGCGCCTTACGGCAGCCGGCTTCACCGTCTCCGAATCCCCGCAGGAGATCGACGGCAACGACGCGCTGAACATCGCCAACCGCAACTCGCGTGGCCAGGGCGTACAGCTCGAACTGAGCAGAGGGCTACGGGAGAGCTTCTACCTCAGCGGGGACCTGACCCTGGCGTCCATCGCCGACGCCTCTCGCCGCACCGACATCTTCTACACCTACACGTCCGCGGTCATGGCAGCCGTCGCAGAAACCTGGCCCCAGAGCCGGCCCGACTCGGGCTCAACGGTGAAGCCCGTCGCAGGTACTGAAACCGTGACGAGCGTCGCCGGCTACCCCGGTGCGGGCACCATTCAGATGCGCATGCCCTTCCGGCTCGATGCCATGGGCCGGGTGGCCGTTCTCACTTCCCCAGACCAGATGCTCGTCCAGCGATCCCGTGCCGTGGTAGCCACCGTGCCAGGCGAGTACGTCGGCCAGCCTGCCTTCGGATCCAACGTCTCCGCCGCCCTGTTCAGGCCCAGCGACCCCATCGCGCCAGCCATCATCAGCGACGCGGTCCGTGACGCCATGGCGCGCTGGGAGCCCGACGCCGTCATCACCGACATCCGCCCGGTCGTCAACGACGACCAGGAGGGCATCGTGGACGTCGAGGTCGACGTCGCGCTCAGCACCACGCCGGCCACCGAAGTGGAACAGACGGAGAGCGTGCGTATCCTGCCCGGCGGGCGCGTAGTGGGTGGCTCCCTATAACACTCGGGCATGCCCGCCTCATAAACTGATCCACATACGGTGCACGAATTGGGACCCCTTCCGCTGTCCCAATTCAGGAGAAACTCACCGTGGCGGATCTTACGTCCAGCTCGCCGGCTATCGACTACACCTCGAAAGACTTCGAGGGATTCCGGCAGGCAATGCTCGACCACGCCGCCCGTGTCTACCCGGAATGGTCCGGCCGGAACACGGCAGACTTCGGCGTTCTGCTGGTCAACCTCTTCGCGTACATGGGCGACATCCTGTCCTACTACCAGGACGCCGCCGCGCGAGAAGCGTTCCTGGAGACCGCGACGCAGCGCTCCTCCGTACTCGCCCATGCGGCACTGCTCGGCTACACGCCGGCAGCGGCAGCCGCAGCGACTGGCAGCGTCACCTTCGTCACCGACGCCACCCAGACCACGGACGTCGTCATCCCTGCCGGGACGCAGGTGACCACCGCCTTCATCGAGAGCCTTGACTCACCGCTCACCTTCGAGACCGATGCCGCGGTCACCGTGCCGGCACAGGCCGGTACCGCCACGGCGTCCGTCACTGAGGGCGCGAAGGTCGGGACGCAGACCATCACGCTGAACGCGGGCACGGCCACGGAAACCCTCGCCCTCGTCGACAGCCTCGGCACCTCAGACGGAACCGGCAGCCAGACGTTCACCCTGCCATCCGCCCCGGCCCTGGTCGACACCGTCCGCGTCTTCGCCGGCAGTGACTCACTCGTCGAGTGGCAAGTCACCAATGACCTGCTCACAGCCGGGCCCACCGACAAGGTGTTCACCCTCACCAGCACGGACACCGGAACCGTCACCATCACCTTCGGCGACGGCACCCTGGGCGCCATCCCCGACCTCGACCTCCCCGTCTACGCCTCCTATCGAGTAGGCGGAGGGGCCCGCGGCAACATCGACGCCAACCAGATCATCGACGTCAGCATCGGGATCGCCGGCATCTACATCGCCAGTTCCTCCGCCATGACCGGCGGCCGAGAAGTCGAAAGCACGGAGTCGATCCGAACCAACGCTCCCAAGGCTTTCAGAGCGCAGGACCGCGCGGTGAGCCTGCGGGACTTCGAGGACCTGGCGCTGGCCGTACCCGGCAACGCGAAGGCCAAGGCGATCGGCGCTCACTACAGCGCCATCACCATCGCCACCGTCGGCGCGGACAACGCCGTGCCCTCCGACGACCAACTCACGGCCACGGCCCGGTACGTCCAGGACCGCACCCTGACAGGGGTCTATGTCGATGTCGTTCCCGGCACGCTCGTCGGCGTCAACATCGGCGCTGCTGCCAGCCCGGTCGTCCTCGGCATCTACAGCAACTTCAGGGCCTCAGAGGTCGTCCTGGCCGCGCAGAAGGCCCTCCAGGACCTCCTCTCCAGCCAGCGCTCCAGCTTCGGACAGCGCATCCCCGCGTCCAAGATCTTCGCTCTCCTCGACGCGATCCCCGGCGTGGAGTACGTGACCATCCCGCTCCTGGCCCGAGCCGACGGACAGCAGACCGGCGCACAGGACATCATCTGCCGCGACTGGGAGATCCCTGTGGCCGGCCAGATCTACATCACCGCAGACGGCGGCCAGTAAGGAACCCCCAGATGAGCAAGGTCTACCCCAACGCAGTCCGAACGTTCCCGACACACCAGGACGGCCGGGACTTCGTCCTGGCGGCCGACGTCAACGAGATCCAGGACGAACTGACCGGCGTCGAGACGGCCATCGGCACCAAGCCGCAGGTATTCACAGACGCTGCCGGCAAGGCACACCAGTACAAGGACGTCGCCAGCCGGCTCGACTCGATGCAGCGCTACGACGACCAGGTCGCCAGCACCGTCAACTCCCTGATCGACGCCAGCAACACCGGATGGAACCTGCCGGTCGGAACCGCCCGGTGCACCGGCACCTCCATCGCGCCGACGGTCGACCAGCTCGATGTCGACATCACCAGGGACTGGCACCCGGTGAACTGGAACCGGAAGATGACCGACCTCGGCATCCCGAACAAGATCTTCCCTTGGCTGACGAGCCCCACTATCACCTGCCCCAAGACGGGCTGGTGGATCATCACGATGCGGCTCATCGCCACCATCCCCACGGGTCCCAACTCCCTGGACCACATGTGCTACTCGCGCATGTACCTCTCCGACCACGACACCGATGTCGCAGTCGGCTCATCCACCAACCCGCGGGGCACACACGGCTACCACCGTGCCGACCTCACGTACTCGGGGGAGTGGTTCCAGGGCGAGCGGCTCCAACTGCAAGTCCGGCACATGGACTCCCTGCGGGTCCACAACCGCGCAAGCTCCCCCAACCCGGTAGGCAACATCACCGCCTGGGCCTGGTGCGGCCTGACCTACATCCGCGCACTGCCCGATGACGTGATCAGCCGCCCCATCGACGACCTCGACCCGGCGCTGCCGTCGGCCTAACACGGCTCACCCCCAGGAGACACAGACATGGCCGTGTACGGCTACGACTACTACGGCAAGAGCCTGTACGGCGCCGACACGGCCGTCCAATACAGCGTCGAGCCCGTCACCGCGACATCCATCGCCCCCGGCCACATCCAGCTCGCCTGGGGTGCCGCCTCGCAGAACACCTGGAGCGTGCTGCGGGTCGTCAGAAGCCCCTTCGGCGTGCCAGCGCACGCGGACGACGGCGTCGTCCTCACCGAGATACCCAAGAGCGCGCCCGGCCGCGTCTGGGACGACATCGGACTGCCACAGGGACGCGTCTTCTACTACGCCATCTTCCTGGGCGTCGTGGCATGGTCGAGCACCGCCGCGTACGCACCCGGCGACGTGGTCGCCTACGCCGGAGTCAACTACGCCGCCATGGCCGCCAGCACGGGCGTCACGCCTGGAAGCGACAGCAGCTACTGGCAGCATGCCACCCTCACAGAGGACTGGGTTCGAGCCGGTGCCGCCGCCGGACTCTCGATCCTCGACCAGGGGTACTCACTGCGGCTGTACGAGTCGGTCCCGCGTGCCTACCGACTGGACACCACCGAGGTCACCGGCTACGAAGACGGCGTCACCAACCCGGAGCTGTTCAAGTTCCTCAGCATCTTCGGCCACCAGCTCGACACCATGGCCACCGAGACCGGCATCCTGCGCGACCTGCGTCGCATTGAAACCGCCCCGAACCATGCCATCGAGCACCTGGCCCACCAGTTCGGTGTGTCCACCGAGGTCAGTGACGAACCCCTCCGGCGCCGACTGCACACCAACAAGGCTGTCGGACTGGCACGAAACCGGGGGACCGACGACGGCATCGTCGACCTCATCAACACGCTCACCGGCTGGGACGTCTCGATCGAGCCCAGCAACAACCTCATGCTCAACCAGGACCAGTCCACCTTCGCCAGCCCGAAGTACCCCGACTGGGATCCGAACCTGACCTACCAGGGCAACGAGACCGTCGACCACAACGGCGCACTCTGGACCGCCATCAAGTCCATCAGCACATCGACACGTGCCGACACCATGACGGTGTCCGCCAGCTCTGGCACGGTGACCAAGACCGCACCAAGCTCGTCGATCACGTGGTCCCCGAGCACGCTCATCTACGGCACGACCCCGTACCTCGTCCTCAGCGGCACGACCAACTCCTACGTGACTGTGAACTTCACGATCGCGGCGGACGGTGTCTATGACTTGTCCGTCTCCGCCACCGACGGAACGGCATACGGCAAGACCACCTACGCCATCGACGGCGTACTCAGCAGCATCGGCACCGTCGACCACTACCTGAGCGCCCTCGGGAGGACGCCGCGAACCTTCCCCAGCACCCGGTACCTCGGGCGATACACGCTCACGGCCGGCACCCACACCTTCACCACCAAGATCGTCGGAAAGAACGCCGCAGCCACTGACGACAACGCCGGCTTCAACTCCCTTGTGGTCACCGGGACCGTGGACCCCTCGCGCGGGCAGGAACCGGTGAACGGCAGCGGTTGGTGGAGCAAGGTCACGGACGCCACACGGATCGATGTCGGCAACCTGCTGACCAACCCGATCACGCTGTCGCCCTCGACGTGGAGCCTGCGCAACCTCTCTACCGGTGCCTACCCCGCTGGCCTGAGCGTCGCCGCCGGACTCACCGCGGTCACCGGAACGAACACAGACAACAACGCCGGCACTGTCAACAACCCAGGAGCGTCGGCAGCCAGCCTCGGCGTCCGCTCGGTGGGCACACCGGTCGCGACGACCTGGTCGTCGAGCACGCTCTACGTCCTCGACAACCTAGTCAGGGACACCGACGGCACCGTATGGCGGGCGCTCGTCAAGAACCAGAACGTTCAGCCCGGAACCAACCGCAACGTCTGGGAAGTCTCCGACACCCAGGGCGCCGCCCCACTGCCCCTCCCGACGATGGTCCGGCAGTGGGGAGTGCCGCTGAACCGGATCCCCCAGTGGAGCCCGCAGGTCGGCTATGTAGCCGGCGACCTCGTCGCGTTCAACAACTTTGCCTACAAGGCCCGCGTCGACTCCCGGAACAAGCAGCCAGACGGCGACGCTGCCGACAGCACCTACTGGTCATTTGCCGGCGCCGCGCAGCAGACCTTCACCGTCTCCGCCTACACGAAACTGCTCGCCGGCTCCACGAGCACGCTCGCCCGGCCCTTCGTCGAGTGGTACGACGAGCAGGGCAACCTGATCACCACCATCAACGACGGCGGTGTGTACTCACAGGGGTTCTTCCAGCGTTTCAACGAACCCGCCCCCACCCTCGCGGGCGACAAGAGCTATGCCAGCCCGTGGACTTGGAGCGGTTCGGGGGCATGGGCCACCAGTGGGACGTGGGTCGTCTCGGACGGCATGCTCTCCCCGATCACCCCGAGCACCACCCCGTACAAGGTGTGGGCGCTGAACTCGATCCCCATGGGAACGCCGATCGGCGACCAGCGTTTCTACATCACGTTCATGAGCCGGCCTCGCCTCGGGTCGGCAGCCGAGCACGGGATCGTCTTCCGGTCGAACAGTGACGCCAGCAGTTTCTGGATGGCCTCGCGCACCCGGCTGACCAAGACCGTCAGCGGCACCATCACCGTCATGGCGTCGTGGCCGGAGATCCCCGATGGCGGACGCCTCTACGTCAGCCACGCCTCGAATCTGATCGAGATCTACCAGTACGTCGGCCCCGGCGTCGCCCCCACGAAGCTGGCGTCCGTCACCCAGGCAACCCCGGACGGCGCGTTCTTCGGCCTGCTCGAAAGGAGCCTGTGATGCCGGTACTCAGCACCCAGCCGATCGAGACGACCGTCTCGGCAACAGGCAGCGACCCCGTCACTCAGTACTCCCTCATCATCAGCGGATCCGCCACCAGCGCATCCAGCGGCGTCGCGGCCATGTCGACGCTCAAGCCGGCTGGAGGATTCGCCGACCTCGGCATTGCCAACCCGTCCTCGGTCGACCCCGCGATGTCGTGGGTGAGCGGCTCGGAACTGCTGCCCACCGTGACCTCGGCATGGCAGCGAACGAGCATCACCGCGACCGCCCCCATCGACTACAACCGCGGCGAGAAGGGCACCCTGTGGCGTGGAGCCGCGTACGCCAGCGTCGGCCTGCGGTGGGACGGCCTGCCGGCAGCCAGCACCGTGGCCTTCGACCGAGTCCAATTCGCCAAGGCCCCTTCCGGCAACCTCCTGGACCGGTCAGCGGCGTTCCACGACGACCACATGTGCTACGAGTCCTACAGCGGAACCGTGGCCGCGCGTACCAAAGAACGGGCCCTGGTCGGCGACTACTCCGCCAAGTCGACCATCCTCTACATCCCCAGCGGCTCGACCGGCTGGGGACTGGACCCACACACCGATGCCCTGGCCCCGCTGAAGGCCGGCAGCGGACGGATCACAGCGCGCGTCGCGGTCTCGACCGACGTCTCCCGCAAGTGGCGGGTCTGGGTCCGCTGCTACGACGCGAACTACAACCTGGTCTACGACGGCCTCTCCACCGCGCCGGACAACACCAGCCAGGCCAACGGCAGATGGTCCACGGCACAGATCAGCGTCACCGCCCCCAGCACCGCCCGCTACGCCTGCGTGACACCGTTCGTTTACTACGGGGCCGCCTCGCCGCAGATCGGCTGGTACTTCTATGCCGACGCCCACTTCATCTCGTACGAATCCAGCGACCCCGCATATCGAGTTCCCGACTGGCTTGCCCCGAGGCGTCTGAACATTCGTGTCAAGCCCAATCGTGTCAATCTCGTCAACAATCCAGGAATGAATTCCGCAAGCTCCCGCTGGGGATTCTTCGGGCCCACGGGAGTCACGAACACATTCACCTGGGACAGTGTGACCGGCAGGACCAAGGCCGGCTCGCTGAAGTTCCAGAGCCCTCAGGGCGGCACGCCTGGGGCACAGGTAGGCATCGCTGCCATCGGAGGCATCAACCCCGCGAGCAAGGGCGGCGACCTGCTCCGCACGGGCGTCCCGCACACGATCTCGGCGTGGGTGAACGTTCCCGCGGGCTACCCACCGGTCAGCGCCGCAGCCTGGGATCCGCTGTCCGCCGCCTACCAGTTCGGACCCGACTCGAACTGGATCAAGGCCAACCGTCCCGACCTCGTGGACGGCAACTGGGTGCGCGTCTACTACACCTGGACCCCGCCAGCCACCAGCACTCGGCAGTTCTACGGCGGCGTCATGGCGCCCAAGGCCACCTATCAGGCCAGCGCCACCGGGGTCTCCTTCTGGATGGACGACGTCTTGGTCGAGGAGGGCTCGGAACTGCGGGAGTTCTTCGACGGATCCGACCCTTCTGCCGATTACCTGTGGCAGGGCTCGAATGACACCTCGAAGAGCCTCTACTTCCCCGGCAGGGCTCGGCACGCACAACGACTCACGGAAATTCTCCAGGACAATGTTCCGTGGGGAACGACTTTCAATCTCGACTTCTCGTAGAAATTCAGGAGTGTCAATGGACAAGGTAAGCATCGTCAATCTTCTGGTGGGTGCAGTCCTCCCTCTTCTGGTCGCGTTCGTCTCCAAGGAGACCTGGGCTGGCTGGGTCAAGGGCACCATCCTCGCGGCGCTCTCGGCGGCTGGCGGTCTGGGCACCGAGTACATAGCGGGCCCCGACGGCTTCAACCTGACCATCGCCGGCTGGTCCGCAGCGTCGGCCTTCGCCTTCGGTGTCGCCGCGCACTACGGCGTCTACAAGGACACCACCCTCCAGGAGCTGCTCGCCAAGGCGCTCTACAAGGCGCCAGCCGCGGTGGACGTCTCTGGCTGATCGAGTACCACGCACCACGAGCCCGTCCCGAAATCCGGGGCGGGCTCGATGCTTGTTGGCCAACTTGTTCCACAACTTGTACGTTAAGATGTTCCACAAGTCATGATCCCCGGCGCGTCCGCTCGGACGGCGCGACGTGCCCGTACAAGGAGCACAATTGGCCACCATTCACATCGCTGTCGCCGGGGCCGGCCCTGTCGACAAGGGCACCGTCACCGAACTGCTCGACGACTGGCTCGGCATCGACGCAAACGGCAAGCCCACCAACGACGAAGACGTCCTCCTCGTCCTCCCGGCCGGCGCCGATCACATCACCCCCGCCGTCAAGGCGGTCTACAACTGGTCCGGCGACATCGACCCCGAGGTTCCCTACACCGCGGTCGTTGCCCAGACGCTCGACAAGGCGTCCAAGGTCGTCCGCGACAACGCCGAGGACGCGGTCCCGGCACGGGACGAAGAGGTCTACACCGTCCTGGGACGCACCCTCGCCGAGCGTGACGGCGACCGCTACCTGCTCGTGGCCGGTGACGAGGGCGACGACGAACTCCTCGACCTGGTCGCCTACGCGCACGACGAGGACATCGCTGTTCTGGACCTGCGTGACGCCCTCAAGCAGATCAGCCCGGCCGAGCCGGAGGAGGTCGAGCCCGAAGCCGAGGGTGAGACGGAGGAGGTCGAGGAGGAGCCCTGCGAGGGCGGCACCCAGACCCTCGTCCCGCTCCCCGAGCAGCCGGAGGCCGCCGAGCCCGAGGCCACGCTGGAGACCGAAGTCGCGGCAGCCCACCGGGAGACCGTCACCATCGAGCGCTACCAGCCGCCGAACGCCGACGTGATCGAGGTCCTGACGGCCGTCGTCCGGCACCTGCGCCTCGTCGACGAGTCCAATGCCGCGGCCAACCTCGCCGAGGTCCGCTACCGCCCCATCACGGCACTGGCCATCAAGGGGCTGGAGGCGGTCAAGGCCGACTCCGTGGAGGACGCCGCACCGGTCGACCTGGCCGAAGCCGTGGAGCAGCCGGCGAGGCGCCCCAGCGGCAAGGTCCGCAAGGAGTGGCTCAACCCGAAGACCAGCGAGTGGGAGCCCCTTCGCGGCCGACCCCGCAAGGACGTCGAGATCCGCGAAGTCGCGGCCTGACAAGGGCCATCAGCGGGGCGGCGCCGGCCGCCCCGCTTCTCCCACAGCTTCCCGAGGTGACCAGATGAGCCACGACGACCACCCGAAGGGGACTCTCCAAGGCTGGGCCAACGCCCCCGTGAGCGTCCCGCGAGAGATCGCCACCAACGACCGCATCACCTGCGGTGCCCTCGGCCTGTACGTCTACATGCTGACCCGCGAGGAAGGCGCCGAGATGACACCTGCGGCGCTCGCCGAGGAGCGGAACGAGTCGCTGCCGAAGGTCAACGGCTGGTGGGTCGAGCTGCGTTCCGCCGGTCTGATCACCGCTGAGGGTGGCCGGTGACCGACGCACAGCAGCAGGACCGGCTCCAGGCCCACGAACTGTGGGTCCAGACCCCGCACGTCTTCATCCTTGACCACAAGATCTCCGACGCCGCCTTCCGCCTCGGCTGCCTCCTGGCGAAGTACGCCGGCAGGAACGGCTGCGCCTTCCCCAAGCAGGAGACGCTCGCCAAGGACCTCAATTGGTCCCTGCGCACCGTGTCCCGCCGCATCACCGAGCTGCGCGAGAGCGGCTGGCTGCGCACCGAGCGGCGTCGACCCGGCGGCCCGTGCAACTACTACCTGGCCACGCCCGAGGACATGGGTTACGCCAAATCTGTCGTAGGGGTTACGCCAAATGTGGCGCAACAAGAAATAGAACCAGTGAACATCCTTCCTTCGGAAGGGCCGCACGCTCCGCGAACGGCGCCGCGCAGGGCCTCCCGGCGAGCCGAGGAGCAGCGCCGGGTGGCCGAGGAGGACGCCTACGACCCGGCCAAGGCCATGGGGCTGTGGGACGACGACAAGGCCCCTGAGGAGGCCCCGGAGATGCCGCGCAGCGGCTGGGGTGCCGGCCGGCGCGAGAGGGCCGCTGGGAGCCGCCAGCCCGGACCTGACACCGGCCCTGGCCTCGCCCGGCACTGGCGGGAGACGGTCGAGGCCCAGAGGTGGGCGTTCGGCCTGGAGTCCAACCTCAAGGCGCTCGCCAGTCACTTCGTGAAGCTCAAGCAGGCCGGACTCACTCCGGAAGAGCTGCGGGAGATGAGCGAGCTGTACGCCACTACCGAGGGTCTGCGGAACCCGCGGGCGCTCGCGTGGCAGGACTTCATTGGCAAGCGCGCCCTCCTGATCGACTCGGTCCGCAAGGGACGTGAGGCGAAGGCCGCGAAGGAGCGCCCGGAGGAGGTCTACGACGGCTGGAGCGACAGCGGCGCGGAGCAGCCGGCGAGCGGTTGGACCTGGTGACGATCAACTTGTTCTTTAAGTTGTTCCACAACTTGTGATTCAATGTGGTCCTCAAGCCAGCACAAGGAGGGGACCGTGCAGACCGCCGAGGCACCGACCAGGGACGAGAGCCTGGTCTGGCGCACAGCCCGAGTCCCGGTGAAGCACTGGGGCCAGAGCATTGACGACATCGCCGAGATGCACCCCGACGTCCGGCAGACCATCGAGCGCTTCGTCGCCACCTGGCGTCAGCGCTACGTCCCCCAGGACGCGACGATGGACCAACTGCCCAGCGACCGAAGCCTCGTCGGCAAGGGCCTGCTGCTCTTCGGGAACGCCGGCACCGGCAAGACCACGACCGCATCCGCCGTCCTCACCACCATCCGGCGCGCGTACGGCGGTGTCGTGTTCTTCGTGCCGTTCGCCGACTACGTCCAGGCCCTGATCGACCACCGCCACTGGCGCGAGTTGTACCAGTCCACCGGAGACGAGTTGGCGCGCGAGCGCTTCATCCAGCTCCAGAAGATGCTCGACAAGGTCCTCACCTGCCCCCTGGTCGTCCTCGACGACATGGGCAAAGAGCACCACACCAGCTCGGGCTTCGCAGCCGACGTCTTCGACGCCCTGATCCGCGGCCGGCACCGCAACGCCCGGCCAACCATCCTCACCAGCAACAACAAGCCCGGCGACTGGGACAAGACCTACAACCTCTCGATGCAGTCCTTCCTCACAGAGGCTTGCGAGGTCGTCCCGATGACCGGCCGGGACCACCGCCGTGGCTGAGACCTGCGGCGACGCCCACTTCTACGAGCACAGCTTCGAACTGCCGGCGTGGATGCCCAGGCACCAGGTGCGCCGCATCGAGCGCTCCGGTCTCGCGGTGATCCTCGCGCAGATGCGCATGGACGGCGTCGAGCCGGACTGGTCCACCTTCAAGCTCCACGTCGAGTGGCCGAGGCGCACCGGCAAAACGGTCCTGATCAACACCATCATCACGGCCCTGAAGGGGGGAAGCCAGTGACGACGGTCCTTTCGCACGAGCACAAGCTCCTGTGCAAGGTCATCGCGACGGGGGACATCACCACGGTCCTCAACGCCAAGATCAAGCCCAGGCACATCACCAACGGCGAGATCCGGCGCGTGTTCGAGGACATGATCGCCTACAACGCCGAGTACGGCACGGCGCCCACCCTCGACGCAGTACGCGCCGACCACCCCACCTTCGAGGTCGCTCAGGTCGACGAGCCGCTCGACTACCTCATCGACCGGATCCGCGACCGGCGCCGCACGGCCCTGACCGAGCGCGGACTCAACGCGGCCGTAGAGGCACTGGTCGGCCAGGGCGACACCGCCCACGCGCTCGACATCGTCCGAGCCCTGATCAGCAAGGTCGCCGAAGACACCCCGGTCGGCAACGACTTCAACTGGGCGCGGACGATCGACGACCGACTCACCACCTACCGCTCCTACGCCGAGCGGGAGGAAGGGGAGCTGATAGGTCTTCCGACAGGCTTCCCGTCGCTCGACAGGCTCACCCTCGGCCTCCAGGCCGGCCAGATGGTCACCCTCACCGGCCTGGAGAAGTCCAACAAGACGACGACCCTCCTGGCCGTCACCCGCGCCATGCACGCCGTCGGCGCCCGCCCGCTGCTCTTCTCCTTCGAGATGAGCGCGCTGGAGATCTCCGAGCGCCTCGACGCCTTCCTCGCAGGCATCAGCCAGCGCAAGCTCCGAGCCGGCGAACTCAACGAGCTGGAGTGGAAGCGGCTGGAGAAGGCCATGCGGAAGCTCGAAGGGATGGGCGACTACATCATCGCCGAGGACCCTTCCGCCCGGATGACCCTCGACAACGTCCAGGCCAAGATCGACGAGTACAAGCCCGACGCGGTCATCATCGACGGCGCCTACTTCTTCGTGGACGCCGTCAGCGGCGAGCAGCAGACCCCGCTGGCCATGACCAACATCTCCCGAGGTATCAAGCGCATGGCCGCCCGCAACGGCCTGCCGTTCGTGGTCACCACGCAGGCCCTGCGCTCCAAGCTCGGCTCCAACGGCCTCAACTCCGGCTCCATGGGCTACACCAGCGCCTTCGCCCAGGACGCCACCCTCGCGCTCGGTGTCGAGCAGACCGACGACCCCATGTTCTACAAGCTCAAGGTCCTGGCCGGCCGCAACGTCCCCAAGGACGAGTGGTTCGTCAAGCTCGACTGGGAGTCCGGCTCCCTCATCGAGCAGCAGGGAGACCCCTTCGGCGAGGAGGTGGAGGACGATGTCCCGGCGTACGCGGGCTGGTAACGACGACCTCTTCGACGCTCCCATCCCCGGCGACGTCATCTCGGCGATCGGCAAGCTGGGGATCGAGATCGTCGGGGAAGACTCGGAGAACTGGCGCATCCCCTGCCCGGCACACCTGCGCCGGAAGGGGAAGGAAGACCGGAACCCTTCCTGCTACGTACACAAGGACACCGGCGTCTTCATCTGCTTCTCCTGCGACTTCCGGGGCCCCTTCGTCCGCCTGGCTGAGGAGATCCGCGGGGAAGGCGCCGACGACGCTGCCCAGTGGGTGAGCGAGCAGGGCGTCATCGACCGCGCCGTACGCCTCCTGGCCGGTGAGACCTACGCCAAGCAGCGTGAGGCGGAAGAGGTCACCGAGTCCCACATGGCGCTCTTCACCGAGCCGCCGGCCAAGGCCCTCGCGTCCAAGGGCATCACCGTTGAGGCAGCCCGGCGTTTCGAGATCCTCTGGGACCCCAAGAGGAAGTACTGGATCTTCCCGGTACGGGACGAGCGCGGGAAACTTCTGGGGTGGCAGGAGAAGGGGAAGGGTCACTTCCTGAACTACCCCGAGGGGATGCAGAAGGGCGACTCGCTCTTCGGCCTCCAGGCGCTCGACGGCGAGGAGGGCGTGCTCGTCGAGTCGCCCGTCGACACCGCAGTGTTGTGGACTGCCGGCATAGCCGGTGGGCTCGCGAGCTATGGCGCCATCCTCACGCCGCGGCAGTTCCGGATCCTCGGCGGCAGGCTCAGCCGGCTGGTCGCCGCTCAGGACAACGATCACGACGGCAAGCGTGAGCGGCGCAAGGTCTTCGACCACTTCCACGGCACCGGGCTGATCGTCCGCTACTTCGACTACGGCGACCTGGCGGTGAAGGACCCCGGCGAGATGACGCCTGAGCAGAACCGGGCCGCGTACGAGAGCGCCTACCACCCGATGATGCGCCGCCTGTCCACCTTCGGGAGACGCTGATGTTCACCGGAGTCCTGCACCCCTACCAGTCCGACGACGTCGACCGCATCGTCGACCGCGGCTCCATGCTCGCCGCCTACGGCATGGGTACCGGCAAGACCGTTATGGCCATCGCCGCCGCCGAGATGCTCATGGACACCGACCGCCACATCACCTGCATGGTCGTCGTGCCGGCCGCCCTGAAGTGGCAGTGGGCCGAACGCATTGCCCAGTTCACCGACGTCGACACCAAGCGGCGCCCCGTGGGCAAGGCGCACATCACCGTGCCGGCCGACCACCACTGCACCGTCATCAACGGAACACCGGAACAGAAGAGGAAGCAGTTCGCGTTCATCCGCGAGCACCAGCCGGACTATGTCATCACCGCCTACGAGAACCTCGTCCACGACTGGACGCAGGTGCGGAAGATCAAGCCCGGCATCGTGGTGGCTGACGAGGCTTCCCTCATCAAGACCTTCAACGCCGACCGCACCCGCAAGATCAAGCGCATCAACAGCGAGCACCGCATCGGCCTGACCGGAACAGTCATGGACAACGGTTCCCCGGAAGAGCTGTTCAGCGTCTTCCAGTGGATCGACCCGGAAGTCCTCGGACCGTGGGACTACTTCGACCCCGCCTTCATCGTGCGCAGCAAGAGGGGAGGCTTCCCCGTCGCGTACAAGAACCTTCCCCTTCTGCACCAGAAGGTGAGCGCCGCTATGGTCCGGAAGACTCGGGAAGACCCTGACGTGGCGCAGTACATGCCGAAGGTGGAGCGCAGCACGCTGCTCGTCGACCTCGACCGGGACACCGCCAAGGTCTACCGGCGCATCGCCAAGGACACCCTGTTCGAGATCACCAAGGCTTCCGGTCACGGCTCCGGCAGCATCGACCTGGCGGCCCTGTACTCGGGCAAGGCCAAGCCGACCGAAGACACCGCCCAGGGACGCGTGATGGGGCGCCTGCTGGCCCTCCACATGCTGGTGAACCACCCCGGTCTCATCCGCGACAGCGCCGCGCGCTACGAGGCCGGCAAAGGCGGCAGCAAGTACTGCCTCACGCTGGTGGAGTCCGGGCTCCTCGACGACCTGGACCACTCGCCCAAGCTGGAGGAACTGACCCGCCTTCTGCGGAAGGAACTGATGCGTGACGGCGACCTGAAGGTCGTGGTCTTCTCGTTCTTCAAGGGCATGCTCAAGCTGATCAGCGAGGCGCTGCCGCAGTACCGGTCGGTGTCTTTCACCGGAGACCACAGCGCACTCAAGAAGGCAGAAGCCAAGGCGCTCTTCTCCTACGAGAAGGACGTGCGACTCTTCCTGGCTTCCGGTGCCGGCGGCTACGGCCTGGACCTTCCGGAAGCCCGCATCCTCGTCAACTTCGACCAGCGGGACTCAGCCGGCGCGCAGGACCAGCAGGACACACGACACGTCCGCGCCTCCAGCCAGCACGAGACGGTCCAGGTGATCGACCTCATGGCGGCCGGCTCGGTCGAGGAACGCCGCAGCCAGCGCCGGCAGTTCAAGACCCGCACGACCGCGGCCATCCTCGACGGCCAGGGCGCCGACGCCGACGGCCGGGTGGTCAACGACGTCGAGAGCCTCCGGGAAAACCTGGAGCGCTCCCTGAGTCAGCTCCCGCTGGCCGCCTGATTCTCCAAGGCGAGGATCTGCGCCTCGAACTCCGGAGGAACGAGGAAGCCGGCGGTGCGCCCACTGCGTGTGATCCGGACGAACTTGCCCCGGTGCTGGACCTCGTTGAGGAGGCTCGCGAACTCCTCGCGAGCCTGCTGAGTCGGCTTCTCTTCCATAAACGCCAGCTTACAGACCTGAAGGTGCCGTAAGGTCTGTAAGGTCTGGTAGCTTTCGCAGCGTCAGATACCTACTCGGAAAACAAGAAGACGGCCTGGGGTGCACCCCCCAGACCGCCTTGGACAGGAGCCGTAACTCCCATGCAGAACCCTATCCGCCGCCGCCCCGAGCCGGAGGCCACGTCGGAGACCAAGAAGCCGGCGCGCGTCCCCGGCGAGCGCTTCACCGTCTACTTCGTCGTGGCAATGACCGTCATGGCCATCGTCCTGGCGTTCCTCTTCGACTTCGGCAACGTCTGGGCGCTCGCGGCCAGCCTTGGCGTCCCTGAGCACGTGCAGCCCCTGGTCGCGCCCGCGGTCAGCCTCTCCTACCTCGGCCTGATGGTCGGCCAGCAGTACCTCGGTCTGCGCGGCTGGAGCGACAAGGAACTCCGCCGGCCGCGCGCCTGGCTCATCCTCATGGGCGTCATGACCTACGGCCTCAACTGCGCGGACGCCTTCATGCGCCGTGCGTACGGCGAGGGCCTCTTCGACGCGGTGATGCCCACCCTGCTCCTGATCTGGGGCGAGATCGGACCGTGGCTCATGCGGCAGGTGCACTTCGCCCGCACCGAGTACGCCGAAGCCCACGTCACCCCCGAGCCGGCTGTCGAGGCAGACGGGCGTGTCGACTACCTGGAGCGTGCTGTGGAGGAGCTGCTCGGAGAGCTGATGTCCAAGGAGTACGAGGACGACCGGCCCAAGCCCCGTGGCCGGCGCCAGTCGACGCTGCGGCCGACGGCCCGCGAGTTCATCTGGAACTGGCTCAACGACGGCAAGGTCTACAGCGACCACCCGGCTGCCGCCTGGCACAAGGCGCTGCGCGAGCAGATGGGGGAGGACGCGCCGACCGTCGAGCGCTGCCGGCAGATCATGCGGGAGGAGTTCGACAAGATCGAGGCCCTGTGGGGCAAGGCCAAGGAGAACTCGGAGAACGTCGATGAGCACATCAAGGCGATGGAGGATGCGCTGAGCGCCTGACATCCCCACGAGGCCCCGGTGGACGCACACGCCACCGGGGCTTCCTGCTGTCCAGCAACTAGACGCACAACTTGTTCTTCAACTTGTTCCTCAAGGGTGTTAGTCTTTGATCAGTCGCCAGGGCGCGCCCTCGATCTGCGGTGGTCTGTTGTTACCGCGCAGTCAGCCGCCCTGGCGACGTTGTCCCTACACGTACTTGAGGAGACGGCGTGGATTTCTCTGACGCCCCGGCAGAGTCGGTTCTGACCGCGAACACGCCGGAATCCGGATTCGAACGCAAGGCTGCCCAGTGGGCCGTGATCAAGCACCGCGTCGACACCCAGACGACGCTGCTGAACAAGCTGCGCGACGACATGACGGCCGACCTGCGACAGGTCGGCATCCAGGACGAGAAGGGCAGCTACATCATCGAGCTGCCCCGCCAGCTACGGGTCGGTGACAAGCCGTTCAAGGGCATGAAGCTGGAGCGGTACACCACCCAGGGGCTGAACGAGGACGAGGCCGAGGACATCGCCCGTGACGTCGACAACGCCTCCGTCACCAACGGGGTCCCCGCCGTCGTCTACGAGCGGCTCTTCCCCATGGTCCGCCAGTTCGACCCCCAGGAGGCGTACGTCCTCTACCAGGAGGGGCTCCTGACGGACGACCACATGGAGCGGATCTTCCCGGAGAAGGAAGGCTTCCGGTTCAAGCGGGTGGACGCATGAGGGACTGGGACAGCGAGTTCGCGAGCATCGCCGACCCGCAACCACCGACGAAGTTCTATCCCGGCTCCACTCGCCGCATCTCACGCCGGCCCGTGCACACGCAGGCCGACCTCCGCTCGGACGCGGTCGCGCATCTCGACCCGGACCGCTGGGACGCCAAGCCGCAGGTCAAGCCGTTCGCCGGCGGCTACCGCGAGTTCTTCGGCATCGGCGACCTCGCCAAGGCTCTGCGGCGGGACGCCGTGACGATCCGAAAGTGGGAGGCCGGCGGGGTCATCCCGAAGGCCACCTACGTCATCAGCGGCAAGACAGCCAATGGCAACCGCCGCCTCTACACCCGCGAGCAGATCAACGTCATGGTCCGCATCGCGGAAGAGGAAGGGCTGTTCGACGGCGACCCCCGAGGCATCCGCATCACGGACACCCGGTTCACCGCACGTGTCACGGAAGCGTTCGAGCAGCTCAGGCAGAAGGAGGCGGCGTGAAGCCGGTCGTGGAGTACGAGAAGACCGTGACCGAGCGCTTCAACCTCGGCTCCTACGAGCACATCGAGGTGACCGCCCGGGTCAAGTCGACGGACCCGCGCGTCCTGGACGACGCCATCGACGAACTGCTGGAGCGCGAGCGGCGGATGGCGGCCGACCTCACCACCGAGGACAACAGCTTCGCGCACGTCCACCCCGCCATCACCGACGACGAGGACTGATATGGCCCGAGCCGAACTCGACGACATCTTCGAGGAAGACGCACCCACCACCCGCGGAGCCGGCCGCAGCCGGCGAAGCTCGCTCGACGAGGACGACGCCCCCAAGACGCGACGCGGTCGAAAGGCTCAGGGCCGCGACGCATTCGAAGAGGACGACGACACCCCGACCAAGGGCAGGGAGCGCGGCAACTCCGCCCGCAAGCAGGGAGCCTCAGCCGGCTGGGGAGCCTTCGACGAGGTCGCCGGCAGCGGCGGCCAGGACTTCGAGGCCAAGAACGAGATGCGCCTGGAGATCACCAAGGATCCCCAGCTCATCCGCCTGCTGGAGCCCGAGCCGTTCGACTCCTACGAGTACCACTACGTCCGGGAGATCACCTCCGGCAAGCGCTCCTTCCGGGGGCTCGCGCCGAAGGACGACTGTCCGCTCTGCGACGACCTCGACCACTACGGCCGCAAGGTCGCCACCTTCAACGTCGGCGTCTGGGACGAGGACGACAAGAAGTGGATCCACAAGGTCTGGGAGGTCGGCATCCGTGCCGCTCGCACCCTCCAGGCCATCGCCAAGGACCCCAAGAAGGTCGGGCGGGACCACGTCGGCGACCTCACCGCGCCGCAGCTCTACATCGCCGTCCACAAGACCGGCAAGGGCACCAAGACCGAGTACCACGTCGAGGCAGTCAAGGCCCGCGACGTCGACTCCGACTGGGACGCCGACGAGCTGAACGACGCCGATCACGAGCGACTGTCCAAGTCCTGCTACTCGGAAGCCTGGGAGCGCCACTGCACCCGCGCCGAGCTGGAGGCCGCCGTGCAGAAGGTCCTCAACGGCGTGGACGACGACGAGGACGACGACTAGACCACCTGACCGGCCGCCCCTCACCTGTCACCCTCCTCCGGGTGGGGGGCGGCCACCCCGCAGCTAAGGACCACACATGCCGATCCTCGGCCTGTGCGCGGGATTCGGCGGCCTAGAAATCGCGGTTGAGGAACTCACTGGCGAGCGCGTCGCCTACCTGGCAGAGATCGACCGCTACGCCGCCCAGATCCTTGCGCACCACCACCCCGACATCACCAACCTCGGGGACATCACCTCCTTCGACTGGGCCGAACTCATCGGCCAGGTCGACATCATCTGCGCGGGCTTCCCGTGCCAGGACATCTCCAACGCAGGCCACAGGAAGGGAATCGATGGCGAGAAGTCGGGCGTCTGGCGAAACGTCGCCGAAGCCGTTCGCGTACTTCGACCGCGGCTCGTCTTCCTGGAGAACGTCTCCGCCATCGCCCGACGAGGACTCGACCGAGTACTCGGGGACCTGGCCGCGATCGGGTACGACGCGCGATGGATGTGCTTTCGAGCTTCCGAAGTTGGAGCAGCCCACCATCGCGACAGATGGTTCTGCGTTGCCTTCCCTTCTGCCGACGCCCCTGGCGCGGGACTGGAAGGCCGGGACGGGCAACCGTCACGGGAAGATGAGCCGGCCTCTAAGCGAGGTCGCCTTGCTCTTGCCGGCGGAACCCCTTCCGATGGCGATGCTTCCGACACCGAGGGCCAGCGACGGCCCGAAGGGCGCACCGAACCAGCGGGACAGCAGCGGACGCTATACGCACTTGCCGGCGGCCGTGGTGCATCTCCTGCCGACCCCGATTGCCGGGGACAGCAAGAACACGGGCAACCTGAAGCAGGACGGGACGCCGTACGGGAACCGCCCACGCCCCACGCTGACGGACGCTGTGCGCCATCTCCTGCCGACTCCCACAGCGTCCGACGGCAAGGGCGGCGCGGGACACGCCCCCGGCTCGACTGGGTCGATGAACCTCCGCACCCTCGTCACTCACCTGCCGAGTGGTGGGGGGAGTACGCGCCGGCCATCCACCGATGGGAAGCCATCACCGGAGTTCAGGCGCCGTACCCGACCGAAATTGGGCCCAGAGGCGGACGCCGCCTAACCGCGGTCTTCGCCGAGTGGCTGATGGGCATCCCCGGACGCGTCACCAGCGTCCCCGGCCTCAGCCGCTCCCAGCAACTCCACAAGATCGGCAACGGGGTCGTACCCCACCAGGCATGGGCTGCCTACCGCCTGATCCTCCTGGAGTTGTTGCTCGCAGAACGAATCCAACTCGCAGCTTGATACGGAAGGACCACGAGACGTGCGCGACGTCATCCTGACGATGGCAAACCTCGAAGAGGCTGTCGCGTACTTCTCGCGGTACGACGAGTTCGTCATCGACATCGAGACCGTCGGACCCCACCGAGGCGTCCCGGTCGCCAACGAAATCCTGTGGGTGGCCCTGGCCACCTACGGGCGTGCCGTCGTCATCCCGTTGGGACACCCCAACGGCGACCGCCTGATAAGCAAGGCGACCTGGCGCAAGAACAAGAAGACCGGGGAACGGGAGACCATCCCCGCGGTGTGGAGTGCCCCGCCCAAGCAGCTCCGCCCGAGCCAGGTCTTCAAGGCACTGGAGCCCCTGCTCTTCTCCAGCCGGCGAAAGGTCGCCCACAGCGCCACCTTCGACCTCGGCAGCCTCGCGAAGTACTACGGCGGGCGGATCCCGCCCAAGCCCTACGGCTGCACCCTGGTCGGCTCCTGGCTGCTCGACGAGAACCGCCTCAACGGCCTGAAGACCCTCGTCGAGAAGCGGTACAAGCACAAGTACGACACGGAGAACGTCGGCAAGGAAGTCGAGAAGTACGGCTTCACCAAGGTCGCCCGGTACGCCTACCTCGACGCCAAGTACACCTGGCTGCTGTGGCGGGTGATGTGCGGCGACCTGGTCGAGCAGGACCTCTCCCGCATCATGGCGCTCGAACTCAGCGTCACCGAAGTGCTCCTCGACATGCACCCCACAGGCGCGTGCATCGACGAGGATCGGCTCCTGGAGCTGGAGCACGAACTCGTCATCAAGCTGGAGGAGATCAAAACCCGCCTCTTCCGGGCGGCCGGCAAAGTCTTCAACGTAGGTTCTCCGCCGCAGCGCCAGGACATCCTCTATCTGTCCAAGGCCCAAGGGGGCCAGGGCCTCAAGCCCATCAAGCTCACCGACGGCGGCAGGGCCAAGAAGCGCAACGGCGAGAAGATCGGCTTCCGGGACTGGAGCACCGACGCCGAGACGCTGGAGGCATACCCGGAGAACGAGGTCTGCCGGATCCTCCTGGAGTACGCCGAGGTCGACAAGCTCCTGTCGACGTACGTCTACGGCTACCTCGGCAAAGCCGACCAGCCCCGCCGCGTCTTCAAAGGGCGCATCCACCCGATCTTCAAGCAGTACGGCGCCCGCACCGGCCGCTTCTCCTGCTCGGCCCCGAACCTTCAGAACGTCCCGAGGCCAGGCACCGAACTGGGCACCAAGGTCCGGTCGTTGTTCATCGCGCCCAAGGGCCACAAGCTCCTCATCGCCGACTGGGGACAGATCGAGCTGCGGGTGCTCGCGCACTACCTCGGCCGCGGTGCCCTGTACGAGGGCTTCCTGGCCGGCGTGGACGCCCATACCGCCACCGCAGCCCTCGTGTTCGGGGTCTCCTGGGACGAAGTCACCAAGGAGATGCGTCAGGTCGCCAAGGGCCTCAACTTTGCGATCGTCTACGGCGCAGGCCCGGAGACCGTCGCGGCCATGGCCGGCATCAAGGTGCGCGAGGCCGAGCGCATCATGCAGATCCACGAGGAGCAGTTCCCCGAGATCTACGAGTTCAAGCGGTCGGTCGTCAACACGGTCCGCAAGCGCCAGTCACACGACCTCACCACGCTCCTCGGACGCAAGCGCCGGCTCCCGGAGATCGCCTCCGGCCTGAAGTGGCTGCGTTCCAAGGGCGAGCGCCGCGCAGTCAACAGCCTCATCCAGGGCTCCTCGGCCGACCTCATCAAGCTCGCCATGGTCCGGCTCCACAAGGCCATCAAGGAGAGCGGCCACGACGGCATCAAGCTCAGCCTCACCGTCCACGACGAACTCGTCGTCATCTGCCCGGAAGACCTGGTCGACGTCGGCTCCAAGATCCTCCAGGAGGCAATGATCGGCGAGGGAATCCAGCACCTCATCAACGTTCCACTCACCGCCGACGTGGTCGTCTGCGACCGCTGGTCCGAAGCCAAGGATTGACAATGAGAACGATTCCCTTCGAAGTCCTCAAGGCCGAACTGGCTCAGGACCTCAACGCCGGCCGAGCGGAAAACGACCTGCTCGTCAAGAGCGGTCAGGTCGGACGCAGCAGTGATGTGCTCGAAATGGAGCAACGCGAATCGACGGAGCGCCTGGCGGAAGTCGAGCCGCTCTTCCCGCTTATCGCGGTGTACGGAGCGCTCATCACCGACATTCTTTTCGGAGGTATCCTGGATACCTCTGATTTGGAAGACGACCCGGCTGAGTATTCGGCATTCCGCACGGACTACCAGGCCATTCTGACCTCCTCTGTCATCGCGGTGCTTTCCAACCTCAACGACAAGGGCCTCATTCAAAGCGGAGTGGTGTAGTGAGCAACTTCTGGAACAAGCACCTCGGCGCCCCTGCGCCTGCCTACCAGCCGCCAGCGCAGCCTTACCAGCAGCCTGCGCAGCCTTACCAGCAGCCGCCGGCGCAGTACCAGGCCCCGTTCGAGCAGCAGGCCCCACCACCCCGCCAGGCCGCACACACACGGAACTCTGAGATGTGCCCGGAGTGCGGTGGCAGCAACTATTTCGCCATTCCCACAGAACCGCGGGCCGGCAAGCGCTGCTACGAATGCGGCTACCCCAAGCTCCACTCGACCTCCGGACTCACCATCCAGTCCGAGGGCAAGGCAACCCCCGCGCGACAGACGGTGGCCAACAAACAAGGCGGCTTCTCAATGACCGTAGTCGGCCGTCTCGGATAACCGGAGAGCAATTGAGCACCATCCTCAACCCGGACGGAACCCTCCAGGACCCGTACCGGAACTACATAGCGCTGTCCCGATACGCCCGATACGTCGAGGCCGAATCACGCCGGGAAACGTGGGCGGAGACCGTGGACCGGTACTTCACGTTCATGACCGAGCACCTGGCCGACGAGTTCGACTACCACCCCGACAAGGACCTGCTGTACGCGATGCGCCACGCGGTCCTCCAGCACGACGTCATGCCGAGCATGCGCGCAGTGATGACGGCCGGCGAGGCACTCAACCTCTCCAATATCGCCGGCTTCAACTGCTCCTATGTCCCCTTGCAGGACCTGCGAGCCTTCTCCGAACTGCTCTTCATCCTGATGAACGGGACAGGCGTCGGCTACAGCGTCGAGGCGCAGTACGTCGACCGGCTCCCGATCGTCCCCGACCTGCTGCGCCTGGTGCCGGAGATCGTCGTGACCGTCGGCGACAGCAAGCTGGGTTGGGCGGAGGCGTTCGACGAGCTTCTGCGCCTGGTGTGGCTGGACGGCATCATTCCCAGCATCGACATGTCCGCTGTGCGGCCGGCCGGCGCCAGGCTGCGCACGTTCGGCGGCCGTGCCTCCGGCCCTGAGCCACTCCAGGACCTCTTCAGCTTCACCATCAAGCTGCTGCACGGGGCGGCCGGCCGCCGGCTGAAGCCGATCGAGGCTCACGACCTCGCCTGCAAAATCGCCTCTGTGATCGTGGTGGGAGGGGTCCGCCGAAGCGCGATGATCTCGCTGTCCGACCTCGCCGACCAGGAGATGGCGCAGGCGAAGTCGGGGGAGTGGTGGGTCGATCACGCCTACCGGGCGCTGGCCAACAACAGCGCCGTCTACAGCGATGACATGGACCGCGAGGAGTTCGACGCCGAGTGGGCCAACCTCGTGGCGAGCGGCTCGGGCGAGCGTGGGATCTTCCACCGCGGCGCCGCTCAGCGGCAGGCGGCGAAGTACGGGCGCCGGGAATCGGACGTCGTGTACGGGACGAACCCGTGCAGTGAGATCATTCTGCGGCCGTTCTCGTTCTGCAACTTGAGCGAGGTCGTGGTTCGCGAGGACGACACCGAAGACACCCTGGCCCGCAAGGTGGAGATCGCGACGATCCTGGGGACCTGGCAGAGCACGCTCACCAACTACCCGTTCCTGCGCGAGGAGTGGAGCCGCAACGCCGAGGAAGAGCGCCTCCTGGGCGTGAGCCTCACCGGGGTCTTCGGCTCCGACCTGCTGGTCACCCAGTCAGCCGAGAAGCGCAACGAACTGCTGGACGACCTGCGGGAGCTTTCCGCCGCCGTCAACGCCGAGTACGCCGATGAGCTGGGCATCAACCACTCCCACGCCATCACCTGCGTAAAGCCGTCCGGCACTGTCAGCCAGCTCACCGGGGTCTCCTCGGGCCTGCACACCTGGCACAGCGAGTACTACATCCGGCGTGTCCGCGCTGACAAGAAGGACCCGCTGTCTCAGCTCATGCAGAGCTACGGCGTGCCATGCGAGGACGACGTCATGTCCCCCTCGAACAACGTCTTCTCCTTCCCGATCAAGGCGCCGACCGGCGCGATCACCCGCGACCAGATCACCGCGGTCGACCACCTCAGGCTCTGGCTCGACGTCCAGCGGCACTGGTGCGACCACAAGCCCTCGGTGACGGTCTCGGTTCGCACCGAGGAGTGGGACGAGGTCGGGGAGTGGGTGTGGTCGCACCTGGACGAGATCTCCGGCGTGAGCTTCCTGCCGCACTCGGACCACACCTACCAGCAAGCGCCGTATGAGGAGTGCTCTCGCGAGGGGTACGAGGAGCTGCTGGCCCGTATGCCGGCGGACATCCACTGGGAGGATCTCCCCTTCTGGGAGATCGAGGACAGCACCGTCGGCAGCCAGGAACTGGCCTGCACGGCCGGCGCGTGCGAGGTCGTCGACCTCGTCGCCTGAACCGCGCGAGCAAGCGACAGGGGCCACACCGGGCTGGTGTGGCCCCTTCCTGCGTTCCGGGCCGTCAGCGGGCCCGTTGGGGCTTCGCGGGGACGTAGGGAATGAGCACCGCGCACGCGAACGAAAGTGCGCCGCACACGCCGAACGCTGCCGCTGTCTCCGTCCCCCCGAACGGGAGGATGAGATGGTGCGTGACTGCCCCGGACACGACTGCGAGCAGGCTGACCAGCGCGTAAAGGAGCCCCATGGCCCCGGCGCAGGCAGCCGACCAGAAGCCGGCTGACACGCGGATCCCCATGTCCCTGGCGCCCAGACCGAGGAAGGAGAAGCCCAGGGTGACGCCGATGCACGCCAGGATCACGTAGCCGAAGTAGATGCAGGCATAGGCGACGGGCCGGTTGCACAGGGGGGTGTGCTGAGAGAGATCGGCGACAAGGAAGCGGAGGCTAGTCCCCGTGTAAATGCTGGCTCGCGGTGACTGTGCGAACAGAAGGATCATGGTGCCGGCCGCGCCTGCGGTGACGACGCCTATGGTCAGCAGCGACGTGGTGAAGGCGATACCCCGGAAGATCCACCACGACAGCAGCACGAGGATCATGACGAGCAGACCGAGTACCGCCGTGCCGGATATGAACGTGGCAAGGCCCGTGACGCCCGTGGCCCTGGCGAACGGGCGGGCGATGACGGGGTCGGCGAAGGTGATGGCGATGGTCGAGAAGGCCGTGGCTGTGCAGGCGAGCCCGGCCCCGATCACGGTGGCGCGGTGGCCGGCCTTGTTGTGGAAGCGACGGAAAAGCTCGGCGGTAGCTATCAGTCCGAGGACAAGCGACGCCGAGTAGAACACGGACTTCAAGTCAGGGCTCCAGCGATTTGGCAGCGCGCCGCGCGGCTTCAGACATGCGGCGACGTCCGGGGCGCCTTGGCGTCTCGGCGGGTGGGGGGAGTGGGCGTTCTGGGGGGTCGCCTGCCGCGAGTGCACGCGCTGAGACCAGTGCCTCGACATCGGCCAGGTCTGCGGGGGTCAGGCGTTGCATCACGGTAAGCAATTCACGGATCCGAGGGTTGCCGAACATTTGAACTGAAGGCAAATCGGACACATCGTACAGCGAAAAGAAGAAGCCGGGAGAGGTGGCCAGCGCCGCGGCCAGGTCCTCGATGGTCTTCATCCGCGGGTTGTCGTTGGTGCCGTCCGCGATCTTCCCCACGGTCGCGTGTGACATCCCCACACCGTGCTCCTGCGTCGCTTTGGCGAGGGAGCGGGTGGTCCAGGGCTTGCCATCCGGGCCCAGCGTGTTGTCCATGAGCCAGGAGACTTTGGAGGCCAAAGATCTGTCGCTCAAGAGGAGGTCTCCCTGTTGGTGGGCGGCCGGTCATGTCCGCCGTCGTAACCCTTGGCCAAGGTCTTGATCACCGCAACCTACCCGTCTCTTCACAGGACTTAGCTATTGGAAAGTTTAGTTGACAACCATGCCGTACGCGCCGCATCCTCAGGAAGCGGACGTTGACCGCCGGCGTGCGCCGGCTGGTCCCTCTGTGTCTCAGGGGTGCTACCTGCGACGTCCGGTCGGCATGGAGCGGTCATGGTGGAGATTGACGGTGGGATGGGCTTGCGAGTGCCCGCTTCGGTGGCTGAGATCATGGACGAGGTCCTGACGAGCGAGGCGCTGGCGGCTCTGGTGGAAAACGGACTCGTCAAGTGCATGGTGCATCTGGGCACTGGCGTTGTCACCTATCAGCTCGCGAGCGCCGTCGTCACCGCTTAGCCCCAGTCCTAGTTGCCCCCGGCCGCCACTCCTGGCGGTTGGGGGCTTTGTTTTGTCCTGATTCTGTGATCGATCCGTGATCCTCACGAGCAACTCGACTCTCTGTGTCCGGGCCGCTCAGGCGCCTACTGTCCTCTTGAACAACAAGTTGAACAACAACTTGTGGAACAAGAAGGGGGGTCGGCGTGGCTGTGTCGGCAGAGGCGCTCGCGCTCGTGGCCCAACTGAACAAGAAGTACGGGCCGGAGACGATGATCATGGCCTCCGACATGCGGATCGCTCCGCCATTCGCCACCGGCAACCTGCCGCTCGACATCATCCTCGGCGGCGGCTTCGCGGCGAACAAGTGGACCGAGATCATTGGGTTCGAGAGCAGCGGTAAGACGACCGTCGTCCACAAGACGATCGCCAACCAGCAGGCGAAGAACCCCGACCACAGCACGCTGTGGGTCGCGGCCGAGGACTACGACTTCGACTGGGCGCAGAAGCTCGGCGTGAACACCGACCAGGTGATCGTCGCAGAGACCAACGCCATGGAAGAGGCGTACGAGGTCATGCTCGACTTCGCCGGCTCCCGCTCGGTCGACGCCATCGTGCTCGACTCCTACCCGGCACTCGTCCCGGACGAGGAAGCGGCCAAGGCCATGGACGAACTGTCCATCAGCCTCGGAGCCCGCGTCACGAACAAGTTCTTCCGCAAGGCCGGCAAGGCGACCAAGCGCAGCCACCTCACTGATGAGCGGGCCGTCATGGGCATCGTCATCAACCAGTGGCGCGAGAAGGTCGGGGCCTTCTCTCCTCAGGGCACCCCCAAGACCACGCCCGGCGGCCTCGGCAAGAACTTCGCCTACTGGACCCGCCTGGAGGTCAGCCGCGCCGAGTTCCTCGACGAGGCGACCCCCGGCAAGGGCAAGGCCCGCGTCGGCCAGGCCATGAAGTTTAAGACGGTCAAGCACAAGTCGGCTGGCCCGCAGAAGACAGCCGAGACGCACTTCTACTGGGACGACTCACTCTCGCGTGGCATCACCGCCGGCAACTGGGACGTGGTCCGGGATCTCATGACCTGGGGCGTCTTCTACGACGTCATCCGGCGTCGGGGCAGGTACTTCGACTTCGGGGACCGCACCTGGGACACCAAGGACGCCATCCTCGACGCCCTCCGCGGCGAACTCGACCTCCAGGACGAGATCTCTGCGGCAGTCCTCCAGAGGGCCTTCCACCCCGACGCGCCTGAGGTCGCGGCGTGATCCCTGCCCTCGCTGCCCTCGCCGTCGTCGAGGCCGTCTACATCATGTTCGTCTCCTGGCGGGCCAGCCGCTTCCTCAAGAGGAAGTCCGACGAGATCTACCAACTGCTGGACATGATCCGAAAGAGGCTCGCAGGTGACGAACCGCGGCCTTAAAAGGTCCCAGCGGCAGGAAAAGGGACTCGCCAAGAAGTACGACGGCAAGGTCAGCCCCGGCTCGGGAAACGGCTGGATTCACAAGAACGACGTCCGAAACGACGACTTCTCCTTCGAAGCCAAGACCACCGAGAAACGCCAGTACCCGCTCAAGGTCGACGAACTCGTACTCGCCGAACGCAACGCATTGCTCTCCGGGAGAGAAATGGTCTTCGTCATCGAAATGGGAGGGAGGAACTGGATGGTGCTCTCCCAGGAAACCTTCGACACCATCCTGGAGAACTGAGTGGCCCTCTTCTCCCGATGCTCGGCACCTGACTGGACCGGCGGCGACGACCCCGAATTTGAGGCCAAGTGCCGCAAGTACCAGACGCCCTCCCGAGATGACGACCCATGGTTCGACGACCTCCGGGAAGCAGCCTCGATCTGTAACGGGGACACCGACGGAAACGTCTGCCCCATGCGGCAACGCTGCCTGGACTGGGCCATGAAGAACTGCGAACGCTACGGCGTCTGGGGCGGAATGCTCCCCAATGACCGAGCCAAGCTCCGCAAGAAATACCGCAACCAGGAGAAACCGGAGACGTGGCCATGGCAGCCCCCAAGCGAAAGGCTCCCCGAGCCGTAAAGCGACGGGCCCCGATACCCACCAACCTCTCCGACTTCCTGAGCGAGAAGCGCGGGGCCGGCGAAGAGAACTTCCTCGGCACCATCCGCACCCACATCGTCGAGAAGAACAAGGCCGACAACTCCCGCCGGCAGGACATCATCCACCCCTCGGAGATGGTCAAGGACGACTGGTGCCCCAAGGCCACGTTCCTGCGCATCACCACGGGCGTCCACCACAAGCAGTCCTTTGGCTTTCAGTCGCTGAACATCTTCGACACCGGACACGAGTCCCACCGCAAGTGGCAGAACCGGGCCTGGGACATCGGCTGGCTGGAGGGCATGTTCAAGTGCCTCCACTGCCGGGTCACTTGGTGGGACCGAAGCCCTCAGACGTGCCCCACACCGGACTGCAAGAGCAAGGCGATGGAGTACGCCGAAGTACCGCTCTCGGCCGAAGGCAGCCACCTGATCTCCGGCCACAGCGACGGCATGCTCACCCCGGCCCGAAGCCTGCTGGAGATCAAGACGGTGGGCGAGGGGACAGTCCGCTTCGAGGAGCCCGAGCGCCTCGCGAAGTACCTGGCCACTCTCCCGGACGGCAGCAAGATGGTCGATCTGGCGGCCATGTGGTCATCCATCAAGGTCCCGTTCCCGAGCCACATCCGCCAGGGCCAGATCTATCTCTGGCTGGCACAGCGTCAGGGACACGACGTCGACCGGATGACCTACGTCTACGAGTCGAAATTCAACCAGGACGTCAAGCAGTTCGTCGTCCGGTACAACCCCGCCATCGTCGACCCGCTCCTCGAAATCGCTCTGGATATCAAGGAGCGGGTCGATTCCAAGCAAGACGCACCCGACTGCGTCAACGGCGATGTCTGCAAGCAGTGCAGGCCCTACCAGGAGACCACCGATGGCGCGGAGACCCCTCGACGAAGACGACGACAGGCTCTCGACGAGGACGACGCAGAAGATGGGCCGGAAGGGTCTGAAACTGCGAAGCCGGCCCGAGGACGACATGCCGGACCTGCCGGCGAACCTGACGGAACTGAACGACGACAAGCTGATGGAGCTGTTCGTCGAGCTGACCAGATGGGCCGAGTACGCAGGAACACAGCTAGCGGCAGCCGCAGTCGACGAGAAGGACGCTGAAGCGCACCTCGAACGCTGCAAGGCAATGGCCGCGGTCAAGGCCAAGAACGAGAAATCGGTGACCGCGCAGAAGGCAGCAGCCGCCTCCGACGAGGAAGTGCTCGACGCCGACGCCGAGTACCGCAAGAACTACGCGGTCCGCAAGCTCACCGAAGCCATCTACAGCGGCGCCGACCGAAAAGCCGCCGTCGTCTCCCGAGAACTCACCCGGCGCATAGGCCGGAGCGACAGAGAAAGCAGGGTCACCCGATGGTCCGCCTGAAAGTCCGTCGCCTGATCGCGACCGTACTGACAGTCACCGCAAATGGCTGCGCGGCCGGCGCCGGAGCACTCCTGGCTCTCGTCACCGTCGGCGCCATCAACTGGACCCCGATTCTCTTCGCCTTCCTCGCCGGTACCGCCCTCTGTTTCAGCATCTCCGCCGAGATCGTCGAGAGCCCCAAGGAGGGCCCGAAGCATGCAGCACGTTGATGCGGGCCAACTCTGGCTCGACAAGACCAGCAAGGGCGAGCGCGTCGTCTACGTCCAGTCCGTCACCCAGAACTTCGGCGGCTACGTGAACGCCATCTCCTACAACTTCGCCAAGAACACCCGGCGTTACACGCAGATCAAGCTCACCGGCTTCCACAACCAGTTCCGCTGCCTCGCCACCTGAGAGACCCGTGAACGCCCTCACCTTCCGCAGTGACATCACCGTCGAGCTGGTCAAGCACGACGCCGCCGACACCGACGTCCTCTTCGCAGCTCGCGTATCCACCGGAGCCCACACCCAGGTCCCAGAGTTCGGAGACCTCACCAAGCCCGACCTCGGGCTCATCAACTACCTGATGCGCGACCGGCACGGCAGCCCCTTCGAGCACAACTCCATGACCTTCCGGATCGAAGCCCCGATCTTCGTCATCCGGGAGTGGATGAGGCACAGAGTTGGCTGGAGCTATAACGAAGAGAGCGCGCGCTACAAGGAATTGGCGCCGGTCTTCTACACCCCAGGCCCGAACCGCAAGCTCGTGCAACAGGGACGCCCCGGCAAGTACGAGTACGTCCAGGGCACCGAGCACCAGCGCCAGGCCGCCGAAGGCCACATCTGGCACGCCTGCGACGAAGCCAGAGAGCGCTACCAGGAGATGCTCGCCGCCGGCATCGCCCGCGAGGTCGCCCGCACCGTCCTCCCCGTCGGCACCTACAGCTCCATGTACGCCACCTGCAACGCACGCTCGCTGATGCACTTCCTCGGCCTGCGCACCACCGACGAACGGGCCACCTTCCCGTCCTTCCCGCAGCGCGAGATCGAGATGGCCGGCGAGCAGATGGAACACCTCTGGGCCCAGCTCATGCCCGCCACCCACGCCGCGTTCAACGCCCACGGCCGCGTCGCGCCCTGACGCCCTACGAAAGGCACACCTTGCCCGGCCTCTTCGACCCGATCATCGACATGCTCCCCACCAAGGCCCGCGTCATCAAGGACCTCGCCAGCAACCGCTACGCCGTGCACTTCGCCAGGGTCGAGCCCGGCAGCGGCGCCGCGATCAACCAGGGACGGTTCAACGGTGTCCGCGGTCAGCTCGAATTCACCACGCCGCCGTACGTCAGCACCGACCCGGTCCTCCGCCTCACGCTGCCCGAGTGCGACACCCTCCACGCAGCTCTCGGCAAGACCCTCGGCAAGACGTCCGAGCAGGACCTGAAGCCCCTGAAGGACGAACTCGCCACGGCCTACGAAAACCGGGCCCAGGTCGAGCAGGAGCGCGACGACGCGCGCAACCGCAACAAGGTCCTCGTCCAGGAAGCGGGCCGGCACAAGAACGAGCTGCGCGACACCCAGGCCCGTCTCGCCCAGGTCTCCGAGATGTACTCCAGCCTCCTGGACCGGCTGAGCAAGTGACGCTCAGCCCCACCCCACACGCCACCCGATGCGCCTGCGGCCGGCTGATCGAAGCCGACGAATACGCGGGCCAGGTCGATGGCCACACCGTCTGCGAAGTCTGCGCCGCCCCGGAGTGGGACGACGACTACGCCACAGCCCACGACTACCTCTGACATCACCACCCGGAGCACCCACTTGACCGACGTCAACAACTTCCGACCGTGGCCGAAGATCCCGCGATTCAACCGCGAGTTCGTCATCACGGAGAAGCTCAACGGCACCAACAGCCAGGTCGCCGTCAAGCGCATGGCCGAGGACGAGGACCCCGCCGGCTACCTCAACTCTCACGGCTTCAACGTCGTCTCCAAGGACGACGGTCTGTACGTCCTGCGCGCCGGCAGCCGCAAGCGGTGGATCGCCCCCAACGGACAGAAGTTGGACGGCACCGTCCCGATGGACAACTTCGGCTTCGCCGCCTGGGTGGCCGAGAACGCCAACGCCCTGGCCAACCTCGGCGAGGGCACGCACTTCGGCGAGTGGTACGGCCGCGGCATCCAGCACGGCTACGGCATGACCGGCCGCAAGTGGTCGCTGTTCAACACCACCCGCTGGGGCACCACGGGACAGGGACTCCCCGACGGATCGCCGGCTGAACTGACCGTCGTCCCCGAACTCGCCCGAGTCCGCGGCCACCTCCTCAACGAAGCCATCCGTGACTCCCTGCGTCTGCTGCGCACCCTCGGCTCCGTCGCCGAACCGGGGGCCACGGCGGAAGGGATCGTCATCTACAGCGTCGAGGCCAACCAGTGCTACAAGGCCCTGCTGGAGAACGACGACCTTCCCAAGGGACTCGTCGTATGACCGGCCCGGACGTCACCACCTACGCCCCGTTCCTCTACCTGTCCACCGTCGTCGCCGCCGCCTGGGTCCTGCATCGGCCGGTCGCCCAGGCGATGGACCTCAACGACGACAGCGACACCCACGACTTCGTCATCGCCGGCATGTTCGTCGTCGTCGCAGGCGTGCTGTGGCCGATCGTCCTCCTGGCCTGGCTCCTTCGCCCCCGCCGGGATGCCCTGTGAACTCCTGGTACCACGCCCAGTCCGCAGCCAGGAAGTGGGGCGGAAGCCCGGACGACTACCTGGCCATCAGCGAGTTCATCGACTCCTCCAAACAGGTCGTCGGCGACGTCCGTCACCGCGCCCTCTACCACCACACCCTCGGGGTCTACCTCTGCGAGCGGATCTTCGGCAAGACGCTGAAAGTCGGCCGCAAGGACATCCCCGTCCGCCTCATCGCCGAGCGCCACATCATCGAGGACCTCGGCTGGCTCCCCAGCCCCAAGGACTACATCGACGGCATGCCCATCGCGCCGTGGATGTCCGGGGCGAAGCGCAAAGAAGTCCCTCTCTCTCACATTCTCGGAGCAGCCACCCCGTGACCGACCTGACCAAGAACGACCAGAAGAACTTCCTCGGCATCCCGATTCGCGGCGAGGGCAAGTCCGGCTCCACCCGAGTCGCACAGATCAGCAAGGAGGAGTTCGCCGCCCTGGTCAAGCCCCTCCTCGACCACCCGGACGTCCACCTCTTCGGCTGGAAGCAGTACACGCCCTACTTCAGCGACGGCGACATCTGCGAGTTCTCCGCCAAGGGCTTCTACCTGGTCACCGAGGCCGATGTCGAGCAGTACGAGGACCTCAAGGAGAACGACCCGTACATCGTCGAGGAGGTCTTCGACCCCCACTCCGACCACCCCACCCTCGGCGGCCGGCCCTACCACTGGGACTCGGAGGAGCGCAGGGGCCACTTCGGCGACTACGAGGGCCCTGACAAGCCGCTGTACGAGGCCGCCATGGAGCTGTCCGGCGCCATCAACAAGGGCAGCTCCGACTCCGTCCTGCTCGGCCTGTTCGGTGACCACTGCGAGATCCAGGTCACGAAGTCGAAGATCGAGGTTGAGGAGTACTCGCATGACTGAGCGCTCCAACAAGGCACTCGGCTTCCTCGTCGGCGCCGCCTACGTGGCCACCATCCCCGCCGCCAACATCGCGCTCCACCGTTACGGCACCGTCCCGGTCGGCTTCGGCCACCAGGCGCCGGCCGCGGTATTCCTCGCCGGCCCCGCCCTGGTCCTGCGGGACGCGGTGCAGTGGCTGCTCGGCCGCCGGATAGCCATCGCCGCACTCATCGTCGGCATCGTCCTGTCCTTCCTCGTCGCCGACCCGGCGGTCGCCCTGGCCAGCGCCGTGGCCTTCGGCGTCTCCGAAGCCGCCGATATGGCCGTCTTCAGCCGGCTGTCCCCGCGTTGGGTCCGCGCGGTCCTCGCCGGAGGAGTCGTGGGCATCCTGCTCGACTCCCTGTTGTTCCTGTCCATCGCCTTCGGGTCACTCGACTTCCTCGACGGACAGATCATCGGCAAGCTCTACGGAGTCGTCCTCGGCTCCCTCGTCGTGGCGCTGCGTCGCCGCGCCGCCAGGTGACGTTCTTCCTCGGAACGCACATCCCTTCCTGGCTCGGCAACGCCGACGTCCCGCTGTTCGTCTCGCACCGCCGTCTGATCGGCCGCAAGACCTACCCCAGAGCCATCAATACCTGGGCACTGGACAGCGGCGGATTCACCGAGATCTCCATGCACGGCCGGTGGACCATCACCTCCGCCGCATACATCGACGCCGTCCGCTGCTACCGCGACGAGATCGGCAACCTCGCCTGGGCCAGCCCCCAGGACTGGATGTGCGAGCCGTGGATCACCCAAAAGACCGGGCTCAGCGTCACCGAGCACCAACACCGCACCGTAGGCAACTACCTCGACCTCAAGGCAGCAGCTCCTGACCTGCCGTTCGCCCCCGTCCTACAGGGCTGGGATCGCGCCGACTACCAGCACTGCGCCGAGATGTACGAGAAGGCCGGCGTCGACCTGGCCGCCGAACCCATCGTCGGAATCGGGTCCGTATGCCGACGCCAGCACATGGACGCAGCCGTCGACATCATCACCGACGCCACCGACCAAGGCATCAAAGTCCACGGCTTCGGCTTCAAGATCACAGGGCTAAGGCGAGTGGGCCACCTGCTCACCTCCTCGGACTCCATGTCCTGGAGCCTCCACGCACGCCACCGCCCCCCGCTCCTCGGCTGCACCCACAAGACGTGCGCCAACTGCCGCCGCTATGCCCTGCGTTGGCGTGAGAAGCCCCTGGCGGCGATCGAGGAAGCCCGCGCAAACAACCCCTACCAACTGGAGCAAGCAGCATGACCATGTCCGGTCCTCGCATCCGCACTCGCAGCAACAACCACCGCAAGATCGCCCTCGCCGGAGTGGGCCTGCTCATAGCTGCCGGCCTGACCGCATGCGGCGTGAGCGAGAAGTACTCCGAGCCGTTCCGCGACGCGCCCCGCGCCAACACCGACAACAGCCCGGCCACCGTCTTCACCATGCCCGACGGCTTCGGCAACGGCGCCACGAAGTGTCTCGCCGGCACGGGTGTCCGCGTCACCACGCTGTACCACCAGGACAGCGACTACGGCAGCGTGTCGACCATCCTCGACCCCGCCTGCGAGTGACCGACGGCCCCGATCTCGGGGCGATCGAAGAGCGGTGGGCCAAGGCAGTCCCCGGACCCTACGAGTTCTGGCTCGACGAGGGATCCATGGCATGGGTCGTGGACGGGGACGGCCGCCGCATCGCCCAGGTCCACGGCTTCTACTGGCTCACCGCCCACGCCTTCGCCCACGCACCCACCGACATCCGTGCCCTGCTGGACGAGGTCCAGCGACTTCGAGGAACCGCACATGACTCAGCGAGTTGAATCCGGACAGATCTGGGCCGACAACGACCCCCGCCGTGCCGGCCGCAAGGTACGCATCGACGAGGTCAAGGCCAACTTCGCCTTCTGCACCGTCGTGCAGAACACGTACGAGGCCCAGTCGAAGATCGACACCTACGGCTTCGGAGCCGCCCAGGACCGCCGCGGCACCACCACCCGCATCGGCCTTGCTCGCTTCTACGACGAGAAGTACCACCTGTGCGACCCGACAGAACTTCACGCCATGAGCGCCGCGCACTACGCCAACGTCGTCCGGCTGCCGAGCGCATGCACCGACCTCTCGCAACACAGGTGGGTGCCGGTCACCGTCACCTACAGCCAGACCGCCCGGCCGACGTTCTTGCGCCCCGCCGAGCCCGACGCGTACGCGGTCGTCGCCGTCTGCCCCAAGTGCTGGACGCACACCGAGTTCCCCTCCCGGCGGATCCCCGCCCCGACGACCCCCGGAGACATCGCAGCATGAGCCCGCTCCCCGCAGTCCTCGCGCTCGGCGGATACGCGTACGCCGGCAAGGACTCCGTCGCCAACGTCCTCGTCGAGCGCTACGGCTACACCCGCATCGCCTTCGGTGACCCCGTTCGCGATCTCCTGGAGGAGATGAACCCCCTCATCCCCACCCCCTACGGAGCGGTCAACCTGGCCTGGGTTCTCAAGGACGTCGGCTGGGACGTGGCCAAGCGGGAGTACCCGGAGGTTCGCCGGCTGATGCAGCAACTCGGCAACGGCGCCCGCGAGCACACCGTGCAGGACGTCTGGATACAGGCCGCGCTCAAGAAGGCCGAGGGACACGAGCGCGTGGTGTACACCGACGTCCGGCATCGCAACGAGCTGGACGCCCTCTCGGGCCTGGACCACTACAGCGTCTGGATATCCCGCCCCGGCGTCGGCCCCCTCAACGGCCACGTCAGCGAGAACCAGCTCGGCCGGCTCGACTTCGACTTCGGGTACTTCAACGAAGAGGAGCTGGAGGACCTGCCCGACATGTTCGGCCTGTTCATGAACGACATCTTCGGGGTGGAACCGTGACCGTCTGCCTCGGCATCGACCAGTCCTACTCCGGGATGGCGCTGGTCGCCTACGACAGCGACTCGCAGCGGCGCTACGGCTACCTCCACGCCTTCGCAGCCGACAAGTACGTCACCCAGTCCGACCGCCTCGACGCCGTCCAGGTCCAAGTCGGCCTCAACGTCGAGGACATCAAGACGATGTTCGGCCGGATCGACGTCGTGGCCATGGAGGGCTACGCGGCCGGCGCGAAGTTCGGCCGGGAGCTGGCCGGCGAACTCGGCGGAGCAGTGAAGCTCGCACTCCTCGACGTTCTCGACAAGCCCGCCTGCTACCCGCTCATCGTCGCCCCGACCAAGCTCAAGAAATTCACCACCGGCAAGGGAACCGCGGCCAAGTCCGAGATGCTGCTGGCGGTCTACAAGAAGTGGGGCGTCACCTACGACGACGACAACCTGGCCGACGCCTACAGCCTCGCCCGAGCCGCCAACACGTGGTTCACGCGTACCGGCACCAAGGCCGAGACGGAGACCTTGAAAGACCTCAAACGCTTCAAGGGCGATACCCACCTCGTCTGAGCAAGAGCCCCGCCAGACCGGCGGGGCTCTTCGCGCATTAACACAATGCACAAATATGCCCTTAGCCTCCGAAAGGAGATCAATTCAAGGAGAAACGTATATGGACACCAAGAAGGATTCCAGCGCCGACGACGCCGTCTTTTTCGTCAAGAGTTCGACCAGCGCCACCGATCTGGGAGCCGCGGTCGCCCACGCCATCTACGCCCGCAAGAACGTGACCCTGCGCGCCATCGGTGCCGGAGCGATCAACCAGGCCGTGAAGAGCGTCCCCATCGCCCAGGGCTACGCCGGGTCCCGAGGCCACCGCCTCGCCATGCGGCCCGCGTTCTTCACCGCCACCGTCCCCGAGGGCGAAGTGTCCGGCCTTTCCTTCATCGTTTTCGACGAGGCCGCATAACACCCGGTACGGAATCGCCCATAAACTGGTGAGGCAGTTCCAACACTCGTAGCTCACTCGCACCCTGCCCGGACTGCATCACACGGCATCTCGCGAGGAGCACAGTGTCTGAGAACGTCCTCTCCAGCGGAGAGTTCCCCACCATGGGAATTTCTGCCGCGACCAGTTTCGTCGTCCGAAAGCCCGAGGCCGGCACACTCGTCAAGAAGTCCGGCAACTCCAAGGGCGGATCCGGCGAGCAGGCCACCGCCAACCACCGCACCAACGTCCTCGACCGCGACGCGCTCGGCGGCCGAGGCGTCAAGGTGTACCGCGACTACACCAACGCCGCGTCCTCCACCGCCACCGGCCGCAACGTCAAGACGCTGCCGTCGAAGTTCACCACGGACGGGCGGTGACCCATGGCGTTCGTCCTTGCAGCACCGCTGCTCGAAGCCGTCGCGGGCGGAGCCGCTGCTGAGGGTGCCGCCGCGGGCGGTGCCGCAGCCGTCGCTGAAGGCGGCGCCGCCGCTGGTGGAGCTGCCGCAGCAGAAGGCGGAGCAGCAGCCGCAGGCGGCTCGGCCGCTGAAGGCGCCGCCAGCGGAGCCGGCCAGGCCGCCGGCAACGGGCTCGTCTCCCACTTCACCGGAGGCCACGGCGAGTCCCGAGGCGAAGGCGCCGCCCCCGGTCCCTCCGGCCCCGGCGTCGCCCACCAGACCAACCCGGTCTTCAACTACTGATCCTGCGGGGGACGCATGAGCAACATGCAGTACGTCGCGCCCATGGGCGTTCCCCAGCCGGGCACGGCCACCTACGGCGGCGGCGGACGCGTCGACATGGTCGGCGCACGCAGCATCCTCGACGCCAAGCGCCTGATGGCCACCGGCCGGACGCCGACCGCCGAGTACCCCGACGGATACATCGGCACCATGAACTCCCGCCGCAGCGACCGGCTCGGCGACAATTCCCTCAACAGCCGGCCGATGCGCTCAGCGCAGAAGAACTACACGGTCGGCGTCCACAAGGGCGAGCGCATGGACTCCAGCGACTACCTGTGGCCGCAGGACTTCAACCCGATGACCGCCCTGGAGTACCAGGCGCGAGGCAAGAAGTGGACCCAGCACGGCGACCAGCCGGCTGACACCCGCCTCGTGGGAACCGGGGCCATGCAGAAGACCGACGCCGACCGACTGGCCGCCCTACGCAACCTCCGCCCCCAATGGAGATGACGTGCTCAACCAGGACGGCGTCTACGACCGCACCAAACCATGGGCCAGTCTCCCCGAGCGCCAGGTAAGCGACGTCCTCGCCCTCCTGGCCAGCCAGGCACCCGCCTGCTGGACCCCGCCCAGGCCGGCCCCGAAGACCCGCACCGAGCAGCCGACCATCTACGACGTGCTCGGCATAAGCAAGGGAGACTCGCGTGGCTGACAAGAAGCCCATGAACATGTTCGACCGGCGACGCGCCGGACGCGGTGACAACGTCAAGTTCACGGTGGGGGACTCCGGCAACCTCGCCGGCCCCTCCGCCGACAACCGCTTCGCGTCGATCTTCAACGACCGCAGCTCGAACCTCGGGGGCAAGGCCCTCAAGCTCGGCGGAAAGGCAGCGATGTGATGGGCCTGCCCACCCAGCGCCGACTCAACGGCGACCTCGACTCCGGCCTCGACGACGGCCGCTCACGACAGCTCAACCCCAACTGGGGCGGCGACACCAGCGCCGACCTCGACTCGCTCGACCGCACCTGGACCGCCCTCCACGGAAGCGCGCCCGTCCAGGGCCGCCGGGGATACATCCAGGGCTACTGACCACACACACGATCGCGTACCACCACACGAAGCACTGACACGGCGCACCACTCGGAGCACTCACCCATAAGGGGAGCACTTCGATGGCAAGCACCGCTGCCGCACTGCTGGCCGAAGCCGAGAAGTGGAAGGGGTACAAGGAAGGCGCCAGCAACCACACCGCCTTCGGCGAGTGGTACGCCACCCTCGTCAAAGACAAGTCCTTCGCCTACGCCTCCTGGTGCGACGAGTACGTCTCGTACTGCGCCCACGCGTCCGGCAACGCCGACATCGTCGGTCAGTTCGCCTACTGCCCCAGTCACGTCAACTGGTTCAAGAACCGCGGCGAGTGGCACAAGGCATCCGAGGCGATCAAGCCCGGCGACATCGTCTTCTTCGACTGGGACGACGACGGCGTCGCGGACCACATCGAGATCGCGCGAGCGGCATCCGCCCCCGGAGCGACCGTCGCCACCATCGGCGGCAACACCAGCTCGGGCCTGGCCGGTTCGCAGTCCAACGGCGACGGCGTCTACGAGCGCACCCGGTACCGCTCCGACATCCTCGGCTTCGGCCGGCCGGCATACAAGGCGTCGGCCTCCACGGGAACCGGGGGTACGAAGACCACCACCACCCCGGCCAAGACCTACAAGCCGCCCGCCTTCCCCAAGGGACTCGCACCCAACAAGACGACCCCATCGGCGAAGACCCTCCAGAAGGCGCTGAAGGCCACCAGTTGGCTGGGCAACGGTGTCGAACTCTCCGACAACTACGGCCCCCAGACCCAGAAGGCCGTCGCCGGATTCAACGCCAAGCACGGCCTGAACGACGCCGGAAAATCCTACGACCCTGCAATTGGCCCCAAGGGGTGGGCACTTCTCTTCACCCTGGCATACGGCTGATAGCCGCTCATCCACGAAGGTCCCGAGGAAACTGCTTCTCGGGGCCTTCGTGTTACTATTCACCAAGCGTCTGAATGGCCTGCGAGGAACGTCGGACGGGAATGCCTACTAAGTGAGGATCCCGTGTGACTCGCAGGCCATTGTCGTGCATATCGGCAGCCCTGGTTCTGGCACTAATGCCGGTTGCCTCCAATGCACACCGCGAGGCCGTTGAAGCAGCGCTGGCCCCCACGCCGACCGCCTCCCCGTCGCCTTCCCGGAGCCAGCCGGCCAAGAAGACGCCGAAGCCCAAGAAGGCCAGGAAGACACCGAAACCCAAGGCCAAGGCGACCAAGTCGCCTCGCCCCAAGGTCAAGAAGTCTCCGCCCCCCAAGGTCACCCGCACCATCACCCCCAGAGCCTCCCGCTCCACGACGGCCACCGTCAAACCGTCGTACGCATCGCCCAAGGCGTACGCGAGATCAGTCCTCAGCCCGGCCCAATTCTCCTGCGCCGACGGCATCTTCACTCACGAAAGCAACTGGAACCCCTTCGCCAGGAACCCGAGTTCCGGGGCCTACGGAATTGCCCAGGCGCTCCCCGCGGCGAAGTACGCCTCGGCAGGCCCCGACTGGCGAACCAATGGCGTGACACAAGTCCGCTGGGGCCTTTCCTACATGAACTCGCGGTACGGCAGCCCATGCGGCGCCTGGTCCTTCTGGCAATCCCACAACTGGTACTGAGCAAGGAACACCATTACATGGCCGAGAACATCCGCCTGCTGCTGTGCAAGACCTGCGGGTCCATGGAGGAGCTGCCCGACTACGACGGCGACCCCCGACAGGACTTCCTCCTCCAGACCCTCGTCAAGCGGCACCGCAACCCAGACGGCAGCCCTCACATCGCCCACCCGATGCTGAAGGTCGAGAAGCGCCACTGGGACTCGCCGTCCACGCGCGAGGAGATCGTCAAGCGCATCCGGGAGAACACCGGTCACACCGGCCTGGACCCGGCCTTCTACGACGCCAAGAACACGTTCCAAGAGGACGCGATGGCGTGCTGGTCGGCGCACAACCGGTCCATCACCTGCTCCGACTGGTGCAGCGACAAGAAGCGGCTCACCCCGGAGACCGCCGCCGAGCGCAAGGCGGCCGGCCTGCCCAAGTACAAGTCCGCCAAGGACATCTACCTCTGCCACTTCTGCCCGGTCGCCAACGCCGTCCGGCGCGCTGCCTTCGACAAGGCGGGCTGATGTTCCAGTACCCCGCCAAGATCCTGGCGGTAGTCGACGGTGACACGATCGACGTGGAGGCCGACCTCGGATTCGAGGTCGTCACCCGTCAGCGCATCCGCCTATACGGCATCAACGCCGCCGAGAAGAACACCCAAGCCGGCCGCGACGCCCGCCAGTTCGTCGTCGACTGGGTCACCACGTTCGGGCCGACCTTCACTCTCGCCACCGTACAGACGCCGAAGGGCACCGACGCACGCGAGAAGTACGGCCGCTACCTCGGCACCATCACCGCTGCCTCCGCCAGCGACCCCCTCAACTCCGCGCTCGTCACGGCTGGCCTGGCCAAGCCATACGACGGGCACGGCCCCCGTCCGTGAACCACCGCTGAGGAACGCCCATGGCTCAGACCATCACCAAGGTCTTCGTCGTCAACGCCTCCACCCGCGTCTCCAACCACGACATCGACCTCGTCACACAGGCCGTCCACCACCAGGTCCGCGACCACTTCGCACCCCTGTGGGGCATCAAGACACCCGCGGTCGTCTTCACCACGGCCACCCCCACGCCCGTCAAGGGCGACGCCGTCATCACCATCTACGACGCGCCCGACGTGGACGGCGCCCTCGGCTACCACACCGAGGACAGGGGTGTGATCTACGGCAAGGTCTTCGCCGGCGTCATCCTCGACAACAAGGGCACCGTCCACACCGGACCGGTCTCCGTATCCGCCTGCCTCTCCCACGAGGTCCTCGAAACCCTCGGCGACCCCCGTGTACAGCTCTGGGCCTCCAACGACTCCGGCGCCCAGATCGCCTACGAGGTGTGCGACCCGGTCCAGGGCGACAGCTACGACATCGTCATCCACGGCACCGCCATCGCCGTCAGCGACTTCGTCACCCCGGCCTGGTTCGACGCCCAGGAAACCGGCGAGCAGCTCAACTACCTCGCCACCCTCACCAAGCCCTTCACCCTCCGCACGGGCGGATACGTCGTCCGCATGGCAGAAGGCCGCGTCAGCAACGTCTTCGGCGCCGAGATCCCCGACTGGCAGAAGGCCCTCAAGCGCCGACACGGCCGCGCCTCCCGCCGCGCCGCCTGACCCACCACCCACACCTGCACCAGGAGCACCACTGTGACCCTTGACCTGTCCACCATCGCGACCACCGCCGCCGACACCGTCGAGGAGCTGACCGACGCCCAGCGCGAGCAGCTCAAGAAGATGGGGGAGGAGGCAGGCATCACCGAGGACACGGGTACGTTCGCCGAGACCGCGTTCCTCGTCGTCATAACCCCCGACGGCCAGGTCCTCGCCGAGCCCGACATCAACGCGAAGATCCGCCTCCGTCGGCCGGCCAACATCGACGACTTCCAGCGTGCCGGCCACGTCCTGGTCGACGACGCCATCGCGATCAAGACCGCCTCGATCACCGGCCAGCAGATGATGCAGATGACCGCCGCCATGGTCGAGCAGCAGCGCACGCAGGCCCTCGTCAACAGCCTGAAGTTGTGACCTTGGTGTACCCTCTTCGTTGAGTTGAGCTTTCCTCCGGGAGATGCTCTCTCCTCTCAAGGGAAGGCCCCCCGGAGACCACCAATCTCCATCTGTAGGGGGGCCTTCGCCTATTTCCGGGCCCAAAATGCCGCCCCTTTGAATTCGACATATCGCCGGTAGAGTTCGGGATATGGAGACGAACAACTTCTACAGTCGTCTCGGGAACAACGCTCAGCCCATCAAGGAAGCCGCCATCGGCGCCTCCGGCTATTTCTCAAGCCCGGCTGATCACCTTGACCCGAACCTTTTCAACGGCGACCGCATCCATTCCGACGTCCGTAATTGGCTCCTCGGAACCCTCTACACCTTCTGGTCCACTCGCTACAACGCCCCAGGTCAGTGGAGCAACGTATGGCTCGCCGGCTCCGGCGCCAGCTACCAGTGGGCCGCCGACCGCGGCAATGGTGACCTCGACATCCTCATCGGCGTCGACTTCTCTTCCTTCGGCTGGTACAACCCCGACTACGCAGGAATGACCAGCCAGGAAATCGCCGACCTTTTCGACGAGGAACTCAAGGCGGAACTCTGGCCCGACACCGCCACCACCCAAATCGGGGACCGGGTGTACGAGGTCACCTACTACGTCAGCCCCAACAGCCGCGACATCCGCAATATCAACCCCTACGCGGCCTACTCCCTCACCAAGGACGAGTGGACCGTCACGCCGCCCGAGCTGCCGGCAAACCCCCGCGACCTGTACCCGCAGGAGTTCCAGGACGCCGCCGCCCGAGACACCGCCGAGGCCCACCGCCTCGTCAACACCTACAACGCCCTCGCCGACGAGATGAAGATCTCCCCGCAGGGCGGAGGCCACTGGGTCACCCTCGGCTCCCAGCTCACGACGGTCGTCGCCCAGGCCGCCCAGCTCTTCGACGACATCCACCTCGGCCGGCGCGCAGCATTCGCCCCCGGCGGCAGCGGGTACGGCGACTTCGCCAACTACCGCTGGCAGGCCGGCAAAGAGTCCGGGGCCGTCGAGATGCTCCGCTCCATCAAGGCCGTACAGGTCGCCACCCACGACCAGGTAGAGACCGACGCCTGGGGCCAGCCCATCAGCCCCGCCCAGTTCGCCCTCCGCAACGCAGCCCTGTGGCGGTCCCGGTGAACGTCGTCATAGCCATCGACGGTGTCCTCAAGCGTCCCGACAGTGACGCCGTCATCCCCGCCGGCCAGCTTCTCTACCACGGTCTCGCCGAAACCCACGTCGTGCACCTGGCCGACGACGCCGACACCTTCAACTCCTCGAAGGCACTCGCGCAGAACTGGCTCAAGCGCAACGGGCTCACCAAGCACGTCAGGGTGATCAAGCCCTACGCCAGCGACCGCTACGGACTCCTCGGCGGCCTCCAGCAGCTCCGCCCGGACCTCCACGTCGACCTGGTCGTCGTTGCCGACCCCGTCCAGGCCAGCGATCTCCTCGCAGCCGGCTACACCACTGTGCTCTTCACCCACCCCCGCTACACCCGCCCCCAGTGGAAGCCCGACTACCGCGGCGAGCCGAAAGCCTGGGACGACCTCGTCGCCGAGATCGAAGCCCAGGACCAGCACTACGCCCAGGACGCCAGGCGCTCAGCCGGCCCCCTGTAGGAGACACCCTCTTGAAGCTCTACCTGGCCGGGACCGAAATCCCGGCCTACCGGAGCCTGCTCGCCCAGGAGGGTCACACCACCGTGGCCCTCTCCTACTGGGGACTGCGCAGGCGCACCAAGTTCACCAAGCCCTACGACCTGACGGAGAAGTTCCGGGACGACGCGGAGATCCTCATCGACTCCGGATGCCACTCCATCAACAGCAAGCCCAACAGCGACGTCAGTGACGCCGAGCTGCGCGACATCGCCGAGCACTACTACGACGTGTTCGTCGCACAGAACCTCCAGCGGCTGGCCTACTTCGTCGAGTTCGACGCCCACCAGCTCGGCCACGAGTGGATCCGCGAGCAGCGCCAGCGCTTCGACGCCGGCAGGGACAAGGCCATCGTCGTATGGAACCCGGAGACCGGCCGAGAAGGGCTGGAGCACCTCTGCGAGGACTGGCCCAACGTGGGCATCACCCAGGCCGGCGTTGACCGCCTCGACGTCTCACACCTGCTGCCCCACCTCGCCAAGACCACCGACACCAAGCTCTTCGGCCTCGGCATGACCAAGACGGCGGCCCTGGAGCACGGCCTCTGGTACGGCGCAGCCTCCACCTCCTGGATATCCCCGAGCCAGTTCGGCGACACCATCATCTGGGCCGGCAAGGAACTGCACCGCTACCCGCGGCGATACAAGGACATGGCCCGCGCCCGGCACAAGCACGCCATCGCCGACGCCGGCTTCGACGCCGAAGCGGTCATCGCCGACGACTCCACCGAGGTCCTCCGGCTGTCGGTATGGTCCTGGCGGCAGTTCACCGACCACATCAACGGCAGGGGAGTAACTGCCCCCGGAAATCCCCCTACCGAGGAAAAAGCGGATCCGACCCCCGAAGCAGTTGATCGACTGCCCCAAACGGCGCGGCACGCAGGAGTAACTCCGGCCACCGCGAAGCACCGGGAGAAGATCCCCTTCCCCGGCCTCGCGCTGGTGCAGAACACGGCCGAGGACGGCACCGTCAGCCGGCCCATCCTGAAGACCGTCGACCCCGGCATCCGCGCCTGCGACCGCTGCTACCTCTCCAGCAGTTGCCCCGCATCCGATCCGGGCTCCACCTGCGCGTTCAGCCTTCCCGTCGAGATCCGCACCAAGGACCAGCGCGCCGATGTCGCCGCTGCCCTCTTGGAAATGCAGGCAGGCCGCGTCTTCAGCCTGCGGTTTGCCGAGGAACTGGAGGGCGGCATTACCAATCCAGTGCTTTCCGGAGAACTCGACCGCTTCAACAAGATGCTCAAGACCGTCGAGGACATGGAGGAGAACTCCTTCTCCGTGAAGATCACCGCGACCCAGAAGGGGGCAGCCGAGACCGGCCTCATCAGCCGGCTGTTCGGCCGCGACGAAGGCGAACGAGCCCGTTCCCTCCCCGAACCCGTCAGCGTCGAACGCGCCGCCATCGAGACGGGATTCGTTGACGCCGAGGTGATCGAGGACCTGGCCGCATGAACTACAGGAGTAACTGGACCGACATGGACGACATCAGCAACCAGGGTCGTACGACCGAGCGCCCCTGCCCGCACTGCAAGGGGCGCTGGCCCGAGATGGACGCGTGCGTCATCTGTGAAGGTGACGGCACCGTGGAAGTCGGCGGCTAGCCCTCCGTCGCCCAGAGGCCGAAGCAGATGGTCAAGCCGAGCGGGGCGAGCGTGGTGAACGTCCATGCCACCCACTCGACGGGGTCGTAGTGGTACGCATGCCCGAGCAGGCCCGCAATGGCTGCCAGCAGCGCACACCCCATCAGTACGAGGGCGATCGTCTGCATCTTGGCGGTAGTTGTCTTCGTGGTCACGGCCCCTATGGCCCCTTCGTCTCGAACCGGGGGCCGGCTGAGGAGGCTAGGTGCGCAGCTCTCAACCAAGCCACCCGTCTGTCATGGGTTGCTTCGGTTGAGGTGCTGGCCCGATGGGGAGCGAGGACCTCGAAGTCACTAAGTGGCGAATACGTTTTTGAGAGGCCGCAGCCGGCTCCCTCGAAGGTTCAGCACGGTTCCGCCAACTCCCGTGCCGACCGACCTTTCCGGGTATCCATCCGTACCCGGCCAGGTCAGGCATGCGCGTCTCCTCGTTCGGTGTCGCGCGAGGTCTCCAGGATACAGGGAGCGACGGGTTGACCACGTCGAACTTGTGGCATAACTTGTGGAACAAGTTGAGCAACAAGTTGGGAGCGCCCGCCCCAACCCGTGGTCGGCATGCCCAGCCGGCGGCTCACGCCACAGAGCACGCCGCACAAGGAGCAACCCCATGGACAAGACGGCAAAGGTCATCCCGCTGCACCCAAAGGACCGGGGACCGGAGGTCGAAGTTCGATGGACCCCCGCAGAGCACAGCGACCCCGGCGCCTACCGGAAGCTCCTCGAACTCCTCTTCCTCCCCCGCACTGCGGGTGACCAGGCAAAAGCTGCCTAACTCCCAGTCAAAAACACATACACGTCGGTAAGATCCCCAGAAACAGCAGTGACCCCGGCAGCCTTGCGACGCGTACCGGGGTCACCTGCCAGTCCCCTGGAGAACTGACGTGCCACAGACTCTCATATCCAGCATCGACGTCGTTGCCCGAGCCGGCAGCGGCGTCGATACCTTGCGTGCCGTCGACTACCTTCGCGTCTCCACCGAGGAGCAGAAAAAGGGCTACGGCATCAGCTACACCAGCAAGCGCACCAAGAACCACATCACCAAAAAGGGTTGGGCGCACGCCGGCACCTACGCCGACGAGGGCTTCAGCGGCAGCCTCGACCACACTGAGCGCCCCGACCTCAAGCGCCTCATGGGCGACGCCCAGCAAAAGCCGCGCCCCTTCGACGTCGTCGTCGTTCCTGAGGAGCGCGCCATCGGCCGGCGCGACCGCGCCTTCTGGCCTTGGGTGTGGAAACTCGAAGACCTCGGCATCTTCGTCGCCATCGTCCGCGGTGACTACGACAACACCACCGAGGCCGGCCGCTCCCGCATGCGCAAGGAAGCCGACCGAGCTGAAGATGAGCGCATCACCATCCGCGACCGCACCCAGGGTGGCCGGCAGGAGAAAGCCGAACTCGGGGGCCACGACGGCGGACTGTCCCCCTACGGCTACCGCATCGAAGACCAGGGGAAGCGCGGAGAAAGCCGGCTGGTCCTCGACACCGGAGACGGCTACGAGGGATACCCCACCCTTCGCCGTGCGTACAGCTTGATCGTCCAGGAGGGGAAGACATCCTCCGAGGTAGAGGACCTCTTCAACGCTGAGCGCGTTCCCGGACCATCCCTGGACCACTGGCCTCGCGGTTCCCTGCGCCGCATCCTCCTTGGTCGTGCCGTCCAGGAGTCGAAGCGAGTCTTCCGGGACCCGGAAGGCCCCAAGACGAAAGTCGGGCCGGACGGCAGTCCCCTCTACGGAGACACGGTGGTCATCAACCTCGACCCCATCTTCACGGAGGCAGAGCTGACGCTCCTCAACACGGCACTCGCCAGGACTTCACGCGCTCCGCGCACCTCGGAAGGCGTCACCCATCCCCTCAGCCGGCATGTCTACGGTGAGTGCGGCAACGTCTTCACCGGAGTGAGCTGGGACGGCGTGACGACCAAGAAGGAGCGCGCGTACCGCTGCACGGGCCGGCTCACCGGGCGCAAGGGCAGTGAGCGGGAGTGCAGGACGTGTATGCAGATCGACGCTCCGGCTCTGGAGAGCAGAGTCTGGGACGAGGTCTGCACCATGCTCGAAGACCCGGAGAGGCTCCGGAGCATGGCCGAAGACTGGGTCGAGATGGTGAAGAGCAACGGCGTCGACTACGCGGCCCGGATCGACGAACTCGGCGAGCAGATCGAGGAGAAGGAATTCGCCATCGACGCCACCACGGCTGCCACGGCGTCGAGGTCCAAGCGTCGGGGGCTCGACAGGCAGGCGACCCAGGAGGCCATCAAGCGCGCCACGCGAGAGCTGGAGGAGGAGCTGGCCAGTCTGGAAGACCTCCAGCGCGAGGCAATCGCCTGGCAGGCCGAGATGGACGACACGGCGGCACGTGCGCAGGACCTTCAGCGGCTCTCCGAGATCGCCCAGGCGCATCTGCACTCCATGGACGCTCGGCAGAGGGAGGACGTCATCGACCTGCTCAACCTCAAGGTCACGATCCTCGGCCCTGCGACGCGTAGGAAGACCCGCAAGGACGACCTGATCTCCGACTGGTTTCGCGAGCGCGAACGAGTGGTGCCCACACTGACCGATGCGGCGTGGGCCGTTGCTGAACGCGTCATCCACAAGCCGAAGGGGCGTCGCGCTAGCAATCCGCGCGCGCTCGTTGACGCCATCCTCACGAAGGCGCGTACTGGCTGTGCATGGAAGAGCCTGGAGTACGGCAACGTCGCCAGTATCTTCAAGCGTTGGTACGGCAACGGCACGTGGGAGGAACTCATGGACGCTTTGGCGGACTTCCCTGGCACCCCCGCCGCGGACAGCGTGGTGCTTCCGCCCTTGCGGATTGAAGGGCGCGTCGACCCCCGCCTCCTCATTCACGAAGATATTCCTACTGATCAAGACGACCCGTTCAAGGCGTCAAGATCAGGTGGAATATCTTTCCTATTGACTGTGGCTGCCTGACCTGCACAAACGCTGAATCCGGGTCCAGACGCAACGAAGCCCCCGCGCTCCGAGAGGGAGCCGGGGGCTTCGTCATGGACTCTCAGACCCTCACGCCGGCACGAATCCGACGCTCAGGCACCACCACTCACCACCGCCGGGAGTGATCCGCCGGCTGATGTCCTCGGCACTGAAGCCCGTCATCTCGGGAAGGAACCAGACGGCCAACGTCCCGCCCGTAGCGAGCGTCAGGGCCGCCCACTGCCGGACCCCTTCCAGCGGCGGCAGAGCGACGTGCGCGACCCCGTCATCCGCCAGGAAAGTGACCGTCACCCTGCCGTCACGCTCGACCGTCCACCGCGCCTGCGAGTCTTTCGCCCGAGCGAACTCACCTCGCGGAGCGAAGTGATGCCGCTTGAGAAACGCGTCGATCTCCTCACGCGAATCCTTCCTGGTGCTCACGAGTGCAAGCGCCGGCTGCAAACCCCCGCCAGCCTCCGGCGCCCCCGTCGGGACTGCGGCCAGCCCAGGAACCCCGCTCATGGACACCGCGTCGACCAGACGCTGAGGCTTCCTGCTCACTCGCCGGCCCCGTTCTTGGCCACCCACTGCTCGTATGCCTCGGCCACGCGCGCCTTCCACTCCTGCCATGCCTCGTAAGTGGGCAGCGTCGTCGGGATGCCCTCGCCGATGAGCGCGTGGGCGAAGTCGCCCAAGACGATCTCCGGCACCCCGCTACTGAGCCACCCGTAGTACCTGGCTCCCCTGAGGGTGGTCTGCGAGGAAGAGTCCTCCAACACCTCGCGGATGAACCGGGGGTCTGCCTCGAACCGCCAGTCGTTCTGGATGATGCACCGGACGGTGTCCATCTCGTCATCCGTCAGCCGAAGCCCACGCCTGCTGTCGCTCACTCGCCCATCTCCTCGTACATACCGCGCAGCGCAGCCAGGATATTGCCGTCGCTCTCCAGCGCCTTGGGCGCCTTCGAGACGACCGCTCGCGCATCACGTACGCGCTTCAGCGCCCGCTGCCTCTCCTTGCCGAAACCGAGGCGGGGCGACAGGTGCGCACGCTCCGGATCGCCGAAGCTGTCCAGGAACTCCGTCGCCTCCTGGACCTGAGCCTCCAGGCGCTTGACCATGTCGGCGTACAGCCGCTCCAGCCAGTCGACCGTCGCGACCTT